GTTCACCCTTACCATCAAATAAATTCTGCTCATCTGCATCATTTAAGAGCTTCTCAGCAGCATTCATTTTTTCTTGTTGGGTTAAACGGAAGTGTTGTAACTGTAAAGCACCAATAATACCTAGTTTACCTTTATTGTTTAAGGCTTCTTGAGCATAATCCAATAAACCTCTCATCTGACGACCACGACCAGCAGAACCAATCAATTTCTCATACTGAGTCAATTGTTCAGTCTTAGATGGGATTTCACCCATTTCAATAGCATTAGCAGTACCATGAATATATTGAAGAAGTTTAACTAGACTATTTTTAGTATTGGCTTTAAAACCAGTATCAGAATCATTTAAGGTATCCATGATGTCTTTAGTCATAGTACCAATAGATGACCATGCTTTAGTGATATTATCAGTGTCTAAAGCGTCTCTAGTTGCAATATTTTTAACACTAGCTACCATTCCCTTAGCTAATTTAGTTTTTAATGCTGCACGCTCTCTAGACGTTAATTTAGTGTCTGCATCAATCTTAGCTACTTGATCTTTATAGTCAGCTACTGTTTTCTTAATAGAAGCAGAGCCAGTATCATCAACTACTGAAGCAGTAGTTTGGTCATTTACTTGAACTGAATAGTCTTCTGATTGTTGGGATTGTTGTCCTGCTTCTTTGGCTTCTAAATAGTTCTCTAAAGCAGTTTTACCCTTAATCTTAGCAATGACTGGATTAGACTCTACACTTTGAATATAAGCTTCACGTTCAGCTTCAGACATATTGCTCATAGTCTGAACAGCATCTTGTTCTAATGCTTGGCGTAATCCAGCAGTATAATGATTATGACTCATTATTTGTTCTTGTAGACTATCATATTTAGCTTTTTCTTCAGGAGTTAAGTTATCTTCTCCTTTCGTATCAAGCTCAATATAATCTTTGGTCATCTTACTGATTTGTTTATCGTACTGGTCAGCTAAGTCAAAGAAACTAACATCTTCATCTTCACCTACACCAAATCTTTGTTTAAGTGCTTTTGCATTGGCTTCAGCTAATGTGCCAAATTTAGTATTAGCAAATGCAGACTTAACTTCATCTACTTGGTCTTGGTTATATGAATTTTTACCTACTGCACTCTTAACTTTACCTTTGATAGAGGTATCTTGAGTAGGCATACTTGAACCAGTAATAATAGATTGGAATTCTAGGTTTGCTTTTTCTTTAGCTTGGTCTTGTTTAACTTTTGCTGCAGCAGTTAATGGTTTAGCAATAGCTTTCTTAGCTGCAGGCATTAATTCACCTACGTTAGTAACACCAGTAGATAAACCACCAGATAATGCACCTCTAACTGCGTCTGCATACATACCTTTAGTGGTATCTACTACATCTTCACCTAAAGCTTTATTTACTGCTAGGTTAGTAGCATAAGTATTAGCACCTTCGCCAATACCTTCTTCTATTGCTTGAGAACCAATAGATTTAGCATAGTTACCTACTTTACCTTTCACTCCAGTAGCTCTACCTGCTTTGTCAAACATACGAAGTTCAGGACCAGCAAAGATACCACCTAAAGCAGCTTGAACTTCTACATTAGACTCATAAGATTTTTCACCAGCTTTCATAGCTAGTTCTTGTTTAATTTTATCGTCTGACCATTTAGGATGTTGTTCTTTAAGTTTTTTACCTTCTTTGGTATTAGCTACTTGGTTACTATCCATAGATAATACTGTTTGAGCTGCTTGTTCATAAGTACCAGCAGATTCTTCAAAACCAGTTTTAATAGATTCACCAATAGTACCTGCTACACGAGCTCTGTGATTACTTTTCTCTAAAGCTTCATCAAATTTCTTAGCTTTAACTGTATCAAAAGCTTTCTTAGGTGTAACACTCTCAGCAGCTTTTTTACTAACAGTATATTTTGAAGCAGCATCTACTTTAGTACTAGCTTTAGCAGCAACTTTCTCAAGATTTTCCACTGCTTCTTTAGAAGCCATTTCTCTAGCTTCTTTCTTAATACCTTCTTTACCCAATTCTTTTAATTGACGTTTAGCTTCAGCTTCAAGCATAGCTTTAGATGCACCACCCACAGCCATACGAGATAAAGCAGCTAAACCACCAGAACCAACTAAGTCAGGAATATTTTGCCATAATTCAGTTACGATACCTTTTGAATCCTTTAATGCATTAGCAACAGATAACCATTCAGCATCTGATCTTGCTTGTGCCTTAGCATTTGCATCAGTCATAGTAGTACTATACTTAGCATATTGTTCTTTCTCAAAAGCGTCTACTAAGTTTCTACGAGATGCTTGGACATCTTCATTATTCTGATAATCTGATTGCATCATATCCTTACCAAACTGCTGGATACGTTTACCTGCAGTATAAGGATTTAATTCTGCATACAATCTATCTTCACCAGATTTAGTAGCAAAGTTTAAAGCAGAACCTAGAGCATCGACTGTTTCACCAACACCACTTATGATAGCACCTGCAATATTTCTACCATTAAACCATGAAGAATTTTCTCTTTCTCTGCCATAGCCCATATTGTAATCTTGGATATCTTGAAGTTTTTTACTTCTAATACCTTCAAGTACATTATCACCATATAAAGCTCTAAGTGAGAAATCATCTTTAGTAGCTACATCATTAGCAAATTCTGGGTCATCAAAAGCAGGTTCAGGAGATAGATAGTTAGCTAATCTCTCTTCTGGACTCTTACTTCTAATAGATCTCTTCTTATCCATATCTGCTTGGATTTGAGTAGCTTGTTCCCCATTGTTAAGACGAGATTCAAATTCTGCTTGGTCAATCTGGTCTTGAGTATCGCCTAGCAAAGCTCTCTTTCTTTGGGTAGCTTCTGCAAGTGCATTAGCTTTACGAGCCATAGCACTAGATTGTTCAGGTGTTTCTGTAGCAATAGCTGTTCCTAATGCACTAGAGGCAGCGTTAAAGCTGCCATCTGGGTCATAGGACATATCTTGTACGAACTGATGTTTTGCTGCAGAAATGCCATTGTAAACATCATTATTCGCAACTGCCTGATTTAGGTCAGCCATTGGTAAAGCAGTCTTGATAAACTGATTAGCCATATATTCCTCTTACTTACTTAGATTTTGGTTTTTCAATTTTAATTGGGTCAAACCCTAGGGCTCTAAGTTTAGCATTAAATTGATATAAAGTTGGAACTTTTTTCTTCTCTTCATCAGATAAAGCAGCAGTACCTTTAACATAAGCGTCATACTCTTTAGCAGTAATTTTCATACCACCAAATCGTTTAGCCAGTTCTTTACGCTTATCACTATTGGTATATACAACGTGTTTATTAGTGTACCCAGCAGAATTAGTTATAGCATTTAAATGCATCTTATCTAACTCAGTCATAGCTTCATTTAGTTTACGAGCAACATTCTGATATCTACCCTCTTCTACGTCATTAAGAGCACCTTTCTTCTTAACTTTTTCAACTACAGAAATAGGTACAAAACTATTAGTTTTGAATTGCTCTTTTAAATCTGCTGCTTGAGCAAAGTCAAAATTACCCTCTTCACTTTTCTGGATAGCTGAAAGACGTTTGTAACTATCTTTCATTTCTTTAATGTGTTTAGCATTACGAGATAGTTCAGTAGAAGCATCACTCAAATCTCCATAAGCAAAGGTAACTAAGTTATTATCATCTCTCTCATTAGATTTATAAGCTACATATTTAAGAGTTTCTTGAGGAGTTAAACCAGCTTCTTTAGCTTGAGTTAATAACTCATCTATTTGTTTCTTAGTACCAGAATCAGACCATGAAGCTTTCTCTCTTTTCAGGTAACTAGATAATACATTCCATGCGGTATCATTATCATTAAGAGCTGGAGCTTTGGAATACAGATCATTTAACTTAATATCTTCACCATCCCCAGTAATAGCATCAACTAAAGTACTAGAAGCTCCTTTCTTAGTAAACTGCTCTTTAATAGCATCTCTAGCCAAGGAATCATTTGTACCTTTCTGTTTAGCATAATTAAGAATAATACTAGCCTTATCTGCATCTGAAAGGTTAGGGTCATCTAAACCAAGAGTACTAGCAATCTTCTGCATACCTGCATAATTAGCTCTTGCAGAATCAGCTTCAGCAGATGTCTTAGCTCCACCAGTCATTAAGTCTCTTTCTTTACCCATTGCATTCTGGAACTCAATAAGAGCTTTAGTAGCACTAGCAGAATCTTTAACACTTCCTAGATTAATACCTGCTGCTCTAGCATTAGCATTTATCTGGTCATTAGCTAACGTATTAGAAGCATTAATCTCAGCTAATCCATTCTCAATATTCAATGCTTGTTGTTGCTCAGCTTGTTGAATGTCATTATTAAGGTTGTAACCAAACTTATCATTATTGGTTTGAGCTTCATATTCACTTGAAGGAGCTTGGAGATTTAATGCAGTATTAATGGAATCAAGAATAGGGGATACTTGAATATTAGCCAATTTAGATTGAGCTGAATTCTGAGTACTTCCTTCTGCTTCTTGAGGAGCTTCTTTTACTGCAGTTTGAGATTGAGTAGTTTGATTTTGACCATTAGAAGCATTAGTACTTGAAACATCTGTATTTCCTAAACCAGAAATAGATCTAAGTTTCTGCATTTCAGCAATAACTTGATTTCTCTGTTGTTGTACTGCAGCGAATTGAGGGTCTTTAGAATCCATTACTTTAAGAGCTGAGTCTAACTGAGCAATCTGTGCTTCTTTCTGAGAGATTAATGGATAGAACTCAGCAGTATACTTACGGTCTGTTTCATATCCTTTATTAGCTGCAGAAGTTAAATCATTAAATGTAGCGTTAGAAATATTACCTCTATTATCTGCAATTAATTTCTGAGCTTTAGTGTAATCCCCTGAAGCAATAGCTGCTTGAATAGCCTGAATACTTGCTTGACCTTGACTAGAGAAATCTTTATTAAGGTCATTAGCTTCTGCACGTTTAACAGTATCCTGTTGCCATGTTTTAGCTGCTTGGTTAATATCACCAAGATTGATACCATTGGTTCCAAATGCTCTATTTAAGTAGTTAGCATCTGCATAACCATTGCGTCTTAAAGCTTCTAATTCTTCTAAAGACTGAGCATTATTCATCTGACTAATTATATAATCAGAATTAGCTTTTCTAGCTTGTTCTTCAGCTTTTACTCTATTACTATCAATAGTACCTAAAGCATCAGCACCTAAATTAATTAAGTCTTGTACCCTACCAATCTGTCTATCACCTGCATTAAGGTACATGGATAGTGCTTGGTTTGCACCTGTATCATTAACATTAGTCCATTTAATTTGAGCCATATTAACCTACCATCTTTCTGTTAAATTGATTGTAAATAGCATTGGCTAATGTTCTACTATCTACTTTATCTAAATCACCACCAATAGCTTGTTTAGTATCTTTGGTTAAATTATTCCAAATGTTACTTCTAACTTTACTAGAAATTTGACCACCTTCTAATGCACCAATGATTTGACGTAAACCACCTACACCTTGGTTATGAGCCAAGTAAGCAGTGGTATCATTGACTGGTAAACCAAATTTCTTCATTTGATTTACATAAGAACCCATTTGATGATTGAATACTTTACTTGCCAATTCATCGTTCATCATGTCATCTAGTTTATAGTTAGTTTTATTGGCTTTATTGTAGTCATCTAAGTAACCTTGACCAATTTGATACTTACCTTTATAACCTCTTTGGTTTAGGTAAGGATCATCACCTTTTCTACCACCTGATTCAATATTTACTAGTCTATCAATAAAAGTATTTGATAAACCAGAATCCCTTAATTGAGGGATTAAGGCAGCATTACCTAATGCAGTATTTGAGACAGCAGATGCTACTGCATTAGAGGGAGATACTTGGTATTGTACTTGAGCTGGAACTGCTGGTTGCACTGTATTACCTCTTAATCCGTCCATAGAGCGATTAAATTGATTTAGACCACTTAAGTCTAAGGCTTGACGATTACGTGCGTCTATGGCGTCCTGATGAGCTTGTAGAACACCATTCATTCTACTAATCTGACCAAGGGTAGAATCTACCCCATAATCAGAATCGGAATAACCTACTCCATTTTGAACTTTATTCCAGTTGATTTGCATTAGTAATCCTCTTCTACTTTACGTCTACGGAATTCATCACCTAAAGCTTGTTTAGCACTTGAACTCATACCTACATAGCCTCTGCCTGACATTTGATCTCTATATTGAGCATTTAATGTTTTAGCTTGGTTTCTAAAGTTAGCATGGTTTAATGCTTTCTGTTCTTGGAATTGCTGTTGAGCCATCTTCATTTGTTTATTGCCTTGGTACATACCCCATAGAGTACCTACACCTTGTAAAGCTAACTGACCTAATTGAAGCCCTGACATTCCAGTACCAAGAACACCTTGGTTTGATTGTTGTTGTTGTTGGTAAGCATTTAAACCAGCATTCCATCTATCATTAAGTTGTTGACGAGTACCTTTCATAGCTAAGTCATTACCACCACTAGCCATCCAGTTACTCATGAATTGTTGTTGATCAGCTCCAAGATTATTCATACCGTACCAATTATTTAGGTTATTACGGTACGTGTCATTAAGAGTAACATTGGTTTTAAAGTTATCACCAGTTAATCCCCATAAGTTACTCATACCATTATCAGTAACTGTATTTGCTGTACCAATATTTGCTAATGCAGTTTGACCTATCTGATTTACAGGTCTACCAAACTCATCCAAAACTTGGTTATTTGCATAGTAATAACCACCCATTAAACACCTCCTAAGGTTGTTGATTGATTTAATTTAGTTGAGAAGTTTAGGCTAGTAACAGGGTCAAATGAATTTAGTTCTAGACTGAGTTTAGATTGTAAAAATCCAGTTAAGAAATCTACACCACATAAATCATTGACATTCATTGTAGCCATTCCATAGAAGGTGCTCGGATCTTGTGCTTTAATTCTAACATTAAGAGCCTTGAGAACTTCTTTTACATCATACTGTACTCCAGTTAATTTTTCACCTTCTTGTTTTTCCTCTAAAACACTCATAGCTGCATTAAAAGCTTTCTGTTCTACTTCTGCTTGCTTTTGTAAGTCCATTGCACTCTGTTGTTGCATTTGACCATTTAAGTAAGAACCTCCTTCAAAAATAATAGTTTTAGCAATATCTTTGTAGGTAATCTTAGCTACTTCTTGAGCTATAGTTTTAGTAAAACTAGAAGCCATGGATTGCGTAGCTGTAGTTACTACTTCTGTTGCTACTTGTCTAGAAGCTACTTCAGAAGCATAAGGCATAGCAGATTGGTTCATATCAAATCCACCTGCATAAGCAACTGCTGCTGCAATTACTACTGCAACAATAAGAGCTAAGAATCCTTTAAGACCTAGCATTCTAGCAAGTAATGCAATACCTTTATTTACTGCAAATGAGATTACTTGAGCAATTACCAAGTTAGTAATTAAGTTAGCCCAGAAAGCAGATGTAGTCATCATAGTGCCTAATGCAGAGAAGTATGCTGAAAGAGAACCACCCCATGTAGGGCCTGCAGCAATAATAGCAATAATTAAACCAACAACTGCTACAATTATCTTAATGAACCCTAAGTTTTTACTATGAGTTTCTGTATGAGTCCATTGATGTTGCCATACTGCTCTAGTTGCAAATCTAGTTAAATCCGCACCTCCAAGCTTCATAGCACTTCGCATATCCAAAGGAATCAAGAAAAATGTCTGGAATTTATTATATGTTTTGTACCTAGACCCACCATGTTTAAATTGAGTACTTACATCAATACTACTAGATGCTTTTTTCTCCACATATTTAAGTCTATTACGTTCATACAATAAACCTAGTTCATGATAAGCAGAAGCATAAAACCAATCGGTATATAGATGTAGGTCTACATAGTTTTCATGACTACCTCTCATACCACCAGTTAAACCAGCTACTGCAATTACTTTAACCCTATTCTTAGATACTTGTTTACAGAAGAATGTATAACCATAAGATGACAGTGTCATTTCAGATAAATTAAAATTTCTACCTCCCTGAGCAGTATGAACACCTCTATTATTATCACCTCCAATATTGTACTGTTTAGCACCTTCTGCAGTAGTATAGTATCTATCTCCTGCGAATTCTTGAGGAGGATTTAATAACATCTGAATAGTTTGTTCAGGGGAATATTCAAAGTCTTTGTATCTATGAGGTTTGAGTGTAGTAGCACCACCATCACCAGTTTCAACTTCTACCCATTCTGTTTTATTGTTATAGAGAGTGGTTACTTTACCTCTTCTAGTCTCTTGGATTTTATGTTTTCTCTTAGTTTTTCTAAGAGTACCCTTCATCTCAAATTCTTTAATAAAACAAAATGACATTCTGCAATGTAGTTGACCTACATGGTAGTCGAATTCATATCTAGGTAAGTCTGATGGTTTAAATGTTTTAGTTTTAGCAAAATTAGCTCTTAGTGTAGCTGAGAATTTAGAATAACCACCATCACCTAAAATCTTCATTAATTTCTTGAAGAAGATGTAATTGTACTTCTCCATAGTATCAAAGTTGGAAGCAATCTTAGATGCTGGTTGAACAGCAGAAAACATAATTTTATCAGAACCTTTCTGTGCAATACCTGCAAGAGATAATTCTCTTGGATCCACATTGAGATATTTACCCATCTGAATTAGATGTCGTTTGTCTGATGGTTTTAAACCTTCTACATTTTTAACTGTAAGTCTACGTTTATACTTACCACCACGTTGAATAGTTCTTTGAGCTTTCTTAACTTCTGCTTTTTTCTCTCTTTTACGATTGAGTTTACTTACTTCCCTGTTTGCTTTAGGAGCATCTTCCTCTTTCTTTACTTGAACATCATCTGCTTCTTTAGCAGCTTCAGAAACAACTTTATAGGCATCCATTAACTTCTTGGCTTTACTTGTATCAAAGATATCATTAAAGTGTTCCTTAATAGGAATGTAAGGAAATAGTTTAAGTAATCTTTTATCCTTTTCAGAATTAAAATTTAGAGTACCAATGTCTTTAACTGCTTTAGCATCTTTATAGAGTTTCCAGACAGCAAGATTTTCTGTCTCAGTACCATACAAAAATTTTTCTTCATCAAAGATAACTGTATGTTCTTCAGTCCAGAATTCTACTACTACTGCTAATGAACTTTTTCTTATTACTTTAAACTTTTTATAAGTAATTTTTTCAATAGGTACTTTTGCTGGTTCTGGTTTAGGAGCTGTCTCTACATCATCTGTAATCCCATAAACTACTGTACCTTCACCATCAAAATCCTCTATTTGCCAGTTAGATTCTTTACTGATGGAATATTCTCTATCCTTTTCATAAGCATTATATTTAGCATAGTCAGCAGGTTCACTATGCTCAAAAAAACCTTCAGTTCGTTTATCTTTAACAGTAATAGCTGGACCTGCATTACATACCCAGTATGAAATACCTACACTTGGCTGAGGCTCATACTTGTACGTATCTAACACATAATAAGGATTTACAGAAGAGAACTTAGATACATCATCTCTAGGGTCTACTAGAAGAATGGATTTATAAATAGCACTGTTTGCTGTACCAATAATCCAAGTATCATATTTAACCCCACTTATCTGACCATTAGCAGCAGCCAATGTATTAATAGCTACTGAATTACCTTTTGAATCTGTATCATGAAAATAGTCTAAACCATACTTAGCTTGTATATCAGCCAAGAATTTCATACCACCCATTACAGGTTCTTTATCTTCTTGGATAATACGGTAATGTTTATCTCCTAATGTAGGGTCTAATGTTTTTAGCTCATTCTCGGAGATAACTACTTTCTCACTGGCTGATTGGAATACTTGTTTTAAAGTCCACTTAGCATTACGCTTCTTAAAGCGTCTAGTGGAATACTGATAATATTTTAATAGGTCAATACCAATACCTGTTCTAATACCTTCTTCAACATCTTGAGCTATATTAGCTCCACCACTACGAGCAACTGATGCTGCTCCCATAGTAGCAATGGGGTCGGCTACCCAACCCTCATTGATATTAGATACTGCTTGGGTATAGTAGTATTGATACCTAGTAGTATGCCATCCCATAATATCTCCTATTTAGGAAGTACTTTAGCATTAGATGGGTTAGGAGTACTGTCTGTACCATCCATCTCATTATCCGATAAGTAATCACGATAGTTCTTAGGCATTTCAAAGATATCGTTAGGCATATTAAAGTATTTTTGAGCATACCAGTTAGTAGCTCTATCCAAGCCAAGAGCATTGAATGCTGATGGAGATAAAGTCGCCAAGTCAGCAGTTTTCTTAGTACTCCAACCAGATTGAAGAGCAGAATAGAATTTATTGTAACCGTCTCTTTCAAAACCAACAGCTTGAGCTTTATTAACCTTAATTTGAGCACCAAGTACACCACCAATAGGTTTACCGTCAATAGTATCTGAGTACTGAGCTTTAGCTGCTCGTAACTGTTCGGTAAGAGCTGTAATGTTAGCGTACGCTGTAGCAGTTTGAGCTTTAACCAAGGCAATCTGTTCTTTTTCTCTGAGTAACTGTTGAGCTTGTAATTTCAATGTAGCTCTCATTTGAATTAATTGAGCATCTTTAAGTTTGATATCTTTTAATGCACCTTGAGCTTGAGCATTGATTAATTTAGATTGTTCTACAGTTTGCTCTGTCTGAGCTACTAACTGTTTGGTTTGTTGTTTAGATTGAGTTAATTGTTCAGCCATTACTTGAGACTGGATTTGAGCCTGAGTAACTTGTTCTTGTTTAAGTTTTCTATCTAACTCAGCTTGAGCTAACTGTTCTACTGCTAGTTTACGTTGCTGACAGATTAATGAAGTTTGTTCCCTGATTTGGTCAGTCTGAGCTACAATCTGAGGAATCTTAATTTTCTCTTGCTCAATCTGGTATTCCAATAAATCCAGTTGTCTTAATTGAGCTTGTAACTGAGCATAGGCTAAACGTACTTTAGTAGGCATCATAATTAATTCAGCTTTAGCCAATAAAGCTTGAACATTAGCCTGCATCATTTGAGATTTAATTAATAAAGCTTGCCAGTTAGCTTGTTCCTTACTTAAAGCAAATTGGACAGCATGTTGCATCATCTGACCTAACGCTTCAGAGTAAATACCTTTGGCATCTTCTTTATTGAATAAGCGTTTCTCATTAATACCATATTCAATCTGGTTTAAAGTAGAGGTACTTAACCAGTCAAATAAACCATGACCATTAACTTCTCTAGTAGTAATTTGAGATTTATCTACCTTTTCTACTTGGTCTTCTGGAACAGTATCTACATTAAGTAAATCACCTAATCTTTTGAGCATATCTTCCATTTCTGGAGATGTCTCTAATTTAGTCTTAGCAAAATCAGGAATTGCTACTTCTGTCTCAGGTCTACAAGGACTTGAAGCTTGAGTAGTTAAAGGAGTAGTCATTGATGTTCCTAGACCAGCATAAGCAGCTAAATCAGTAGGAGCAATTAATGTTTTCTCTGTTGGTTCTAAGGATTCTTGGGAGATATAATTAGGAAACTGATACTCTGGTAATGTACCAATAGTATCAGCTAAATTCTTAACATCTTCTGCTGTTTTCTCATCTAAAGGAGTTACTTGAACACCATTTTCATAGGTAAGTTCTTTAGTTAAATCTTTGACAGATTGTGGTACATCAATATTAGGTACTACTACTGTCTGATGTCTAACAGGTTTATCTAAGCCAACATTAATATTATTGACTGTATTATCTAATACTTCCTCATGGTTAGTAGTGATAGCACCAGCTAAACCAATATGATTACCTTGGTCATCATAGGCTGATACGTTTCTAGCTACCTCTAAATCAAGGTAAGAAGTGTTATCTGAAATAGGCTGTCTGTTTACTGGGTCAAATGAATTGTATCCAGCTCCAGAAGTCATATATTTATCTGTTGGCTTTGCCATATTAATCTCCAATAAAAAATCCAGTACTTAGTACTGGACTTTGTTGTTATGCTAGTGTACTACCTGAAGTTTCATCTGCATCCATCTGTCCAGTACCTTGAGCAGCTTGGAGAGATGCTAATTCCTTAAGTTCTTCTTCCGTTAAAGGAGGGAGTTCAATAATCTGAAATTTAGGAACAAACTTCTTAGCCTCTGGTTTATTTAAATTTGCTTTTAATTGATTATGTAATGCAGTTGGCATTACAGTGTAATTCAGTGTTTTTAGATGGTCTAAAATCCATCTTTCTGCATGCCATGGTGTCTCAATGAATGGAATGAATTTACGAGTAATCCCAATAAAATCATTACCTACAGTAACGTACATACCAGTGGCAGATTGTAGAGAAGGGTCTCTTACAATGATTTGATAACGTACTAATTTAAGAGCTTCATCTGCAGCAACCATAGTTGCTAAATCTCTTTTAGACGCTAATTTAGGAGCTCTAACTGCAGCATTAGCTTTATCATTAGATGCCATTTTCTCTAAGACTAAAGTCTTAAGTTTATCCGTAGTAATGTTATTCGGATATGTAACACCAATTAGTGCTGCTTTTTCTTTCCAGTACTCACGAGTGTTTTCATCTTGCATCTCAGGAGTTACTACTTCATTTGTTAATTCAATACTCATTTTAATTTTCCTTTGTTATTAAGACCTCCCCTACTGGAGAGGTCTTTAGTGAACTGTTAATTAATTCCAATTATTACATTGGAGCAACTGTTTTAATGATACCAATACGTTCTGGACGTTGTACCAATAAACCATACCACCATTGGATAGATACGAAACCAATTTTACCGTATGGGTCGATTAATGACGCAGTAGCTTCACCCGGTTTCTTAGCAATGATTTGGAAGTTGTTATTAACACCATTTGAACCATTAAAAGAAATAGTTGAGAACGCATCATCCCCTAAACAGATTAATGGGAAAATATCATATTTACCGTTAGATGCAGATAAACCGAATTGTGGGTCTGCTGCTGCACCTTCACCTCTCCATGCTAACATTTTGTCAACTTGAACGACACGGAATTTACCAATGATACCTACTTCATCTTCCATAATTGTACCAGACGCTGTTTTGTATTGGTGTACTGGAATGAATGCTGGATTACCATGTTGGTCTTGCATAGCTTCCAATAAAGCAACAACTTCTGAACCACAGAATAAAGTACGGTAAGTAGTTGCTGTACGAGTATCTACATTAGTAGAACCAGCAATATACTTAGTATGACGTGGAGTTTGGTTGTCATCTAATGCACGAGATAAACGAGATAATGCACCTAAAGTAAGTACAGAAGTCTCATCCATAGTAGCATGGTTAGTTGCATTACCTGCATAGATTACAGTACCTGCTGAGTTTAATAAGTCAGCTTGTAAACAGTCTTCAGTGATTTGTTCTGCTGCTTCTAATGCTCTACGGTACATAGATTGATAAAGGTTAGCATCTGAATCGAACTGGATTGCATCGTCTGAGTATTCATAGAAAATACCAAAACGGTTAAAGGTAGATTCAGTTTCTGAACGTGAGAAACCAATACGGTTTACACGACCACCAATTTCAGTTAAGTACGGTAATGCACCTTGGATACGACCGATGTCTCGGCTAGAACCATATAAGTTACCGTTACGGATTTGTACACCACGTGCATCAATACCTTGGTCGTTGATGTTACGATCATCTAAAACTGGGTATTCAATCGCTTGTTTGATTTTTTGACCCATGTTTTTAGGCATAGAAATACTAGATGCCATACGAGAGAATTTACGCTTTGGAGCGGTATCTCGTAAAACCTTTTTTAAGTAGAAAGCTTTTTCTAATTGTTGACGACCAACAGAAGATTCTACTGGCTCACCACGTAAACCTTGAGGGTCATTGTATAAGTTACCACGTGGGTTGATTGTTGCAATGTTATGAGTAGAGGTGATTTGACCACCTTGCATTGCTGGGATTGGATTTAATTCACTCATTTAATTTACCTTAACTATTTAAAACGGATATTGTTCTTTCTGACAAAAGAATCAAAATCAGTAAACTTAGACAATTCAGTATCATCCATTTGAGCTAACTGATTTAAGTCATAGACACCAGTTGGATTAATAGAAGTAGATACTGTATTTGGAATACCTGCTTGATACTTGCCAGACTGTTGGATATTTTGAGGTTGCTGAACATTGTTTCCAACTACCTGTCTATTAGGGTTATAAGAGCCACCCCAATGGCTAGGTTTAGTATACTTATCTTCTGTATTCAGTAACTGGGTAGCTACAGTATTGTATGCTTCAATCATTGATACACTAGAAGGAATCTTACCTAATGCTTGCTCTCTTTGAATGATAGCCATAGTGTCTTGAAATAGACCACTTTGGACTTGCTCAGACAAGGTATTAATTAGGTTTGGATTGTCATAAACCATTTCTTTAGATTTATCATCCCAACCTTTAAGATTAGTTAAGACAGTTCTACCATATTCATTTTCATTAGCCTCATCTACTGCTTCATTAAATTCCACAGATTTAGCATCCATAATATGATTAGGAGCTTGATAAGGTGTTGCTTCAACGTCTGGTAGACTATAAGTATCTACGCCTGATTCTTTGATAAGTTGTGCAATAGCTTCTGGCTTATGATTCATAAGGTCAATAGCAAAACTTAACTTATCACTATCCAATAGACCATTCTGTTCTAAAGATTTTAATGCTCCTAAATGTGGTCGAATTTTTCCCAACTTCTTCTGATAATTCATACCCATTTGCATCAATCTGCGAATGTCTTTTGGGTCATCTACTTGAACATCTGCATTATTCGCTCTAAATGGGCTTGTAAGGAATTTTTGGAATTCCTCTGCAGTCATACTAGTAGGTTGTTCAATCTGCTCGTTAGGAGTGGATTCAGGAGCTTCCTGAGTACCCTCTGTAGGAGTTTCTTGAACTGGTTGTTGTTCTGGAACGATTTCTTGTTGCGGTTGTTCCTGTACCTGAATCTGTTCTTGTGGAACTACTGGAGCTTCTTCATTTTGTAGTTGAGCTTCAATAGCACCTTGGTGCTTTTCAAATTCTTCATCTGACATTGAACCAAGATCTTCAACAGATAGGTTTTTAACATCTAACTCACTCATTATTCTACTCCATAGAAATCTTTAAGTTCTTGTACTGTAGCTTCAGTGAAAGGTCTAGACTTAGCACCTTCATTTAATACTTCAGTAATGTAATTATGGAAATAACCAATAGCATGTACATCACGAGTAAGTTTAGCTACATGGTTTTCTGGTAGAGCATGAGATAATTGAATAGCCAATACCTTAGGCATTGACTCTAAGAATCCCTGTTGAATTACTAGTTTAAAGTCTGGATTATCTAACAGACGTTTAAGAGCATCAGCTTTATCCACATTTTCTTTGTGAATTTTAAGCTCTGCCTCCATACGTTCTCTTGAATCCATTAATTCAGTAGTAGTCATTATTTGCTGTCCTCTGACTAGATTTCATTATTAACGGTATGACCATCACCTTTGATGTAATTGCCTAATCCGTCTGCTTTAAATAACCCACTAGGTAATGCACCTAATTCTGGGTTTGGTAACGGTTTAAAGTTTCTTTGAGGAGAAACCTTAGAACCAGATTTCTTTGGTTTATCTTTACTATCAGCTTTACTATCAGCTACTTCTTTCTTAGTGTCATTATCCATTTTAGCTTTAGCCAATGCATTACGTCCTTTAAGAGTTTCTGTAGCAATCTTACCTTCATTTTGAGCTCTTGCTTGAGCTTCAACAATTTCTTTTTGACGAGCATGTTTAACACCTTCTTGTTGTTCCATGAAGTCAAGATTTTTAAGGTCAGTATCTGCTTGAGTATTTCCAATTTGAGCATCAATATAATTACTTCTAGCTCTATAGTATGCTGCTTCTTCTTGTTCTTTCTGTAGTTTAGCTTTAGCTAATTCTACCTCTAATTGAGCCAATTCTTGTTGGATTGGATCTGGTTGAGGTTCATATTTCTGAAGAGCAGATACAAATGTATCTAAGTTATATAATTGTCCTAATTCAAGAAGCATTAATTTCTGCATACCCCAATCAGCATTAGGTCCCATTGTTTGGAATAGGAAACTCATTTGTTGAGCTTTACCTTCAGCTTCACTATTTGACTTAATTCGGACTTGTAGGAAGAAATTACCTTGTAAATCTTCTTTTCTAATTTTTACAAAATCGGTTTGTGTTATAGCAAAAACTTCTTCTTCATTCAACCATTCTGTATTCATTTTAAGGATTTTAGCACCAATTTCCTCTAAACCCTTAGCAATTCTGAAGATAATATCCCCTTCTCTTTGGTTCATAGCAGAAATTGCTTGGCTCATACCAGCAACTACTTGACCATAAGCATTACCATCTAAACCACCTTGGAAAGATTTAATACCTGTTGCTGCTTCTGCTTCAGAATACTGTTGTTGCATTAACATCATAGCAGTCTGAGATACTTCATTAGCAGTGTGCATATAGATAGCTTCTGCTGGATGTGATCCATTAGGATTGTATTCGTAATCCTCACCTTCTCTAAATTTCTTATAGTTAGTTGGATCTAAGTATCCTTTAGGAGTTGCTGTCTGTCCATTAGCACTTCTAGCATTAATATCAATTACTGAACGTACTAATGCAGTAAGAATCTTTTGGTTATCTTCCACTAATTCAGCATCTGGTTCTCCATACACTGAATTCTTAATTGGCATATAAGGAATAATAACAAATGGTAAACCACCATCAGGGAATGGATTACGTTCCATTTTAATGATGAAACCATTACAGATAGTAGCAGTAAAGGACTGAACAATACCTGTACCATCAATATCCCAATAACCCCAATACTCTAATACTTGAAGTTTTTGTCTTGGCTTATCATTAAAGGTAAATTGTTTACCGTCTGCATAATCCTCCAGAATCGCATTATAAACGTCTGTTGGCATATTAGCAGGAGTAATACCACCTTCTTCAATTACACCGTCTCTACGCTCCAAATATTCAAGATTTTTATAGGTATCTGGAAATTTCTGATTAAATGCTTTAAGAGTTGATAAGTCAGTTTGATATTTATAGATTGCAAATCTAGCTTTACTAAAATCTCCATCACATGATGGGTCAATAATTAAATCCTGAGTATTAATTACTTTAACACTTGGTTTATTCTTAGTATCTACAATCTCTGAAATAGTTTGAGTCTGTCCTGTATTGACAGCTACTACTGGCATTCCATATTGAGAACTTGCTTTAATAGATTCTTGTAAGTCAGTATCAAAAGATTGGAATACCTGAGTTTCATCTGAAGATTCTACACCAGTTTGTTCTTGTTCTTGGCTAATTTGTTGCATAGCTCCCATAATCATCTGAGCTTGCATCATATCTGCTTGAACATATTCATATACTGGTACTTCAAATTCTTTTCTTTGTTGTTCTACTTCCCAACCAATACGTACAATAGCTGTACCTTCATTAACCATTGCTCTAGTTAAATCATTTACAAATTTTACTTTATTAATAAGGTTATTGAATTGGTAGTTAAGAACTAAACCATTCTGAATACTTGCATTCAAATGGTCTGGGGATGTTGCTGATACTTGGAATAAGTTCTTTTCATTTAGGATAGATGAAGCTAAGGAGCTATATCTCCACTCAGCTAATCTACGTACCATCTTAGGTACAATACCTGAACGACCTTTTTTAAGTCTATTTGTATCAGTCTTTGCATTTAAGGTTTCTAACCACTTAGCTACTCTACTAATATGGTTAGAATGAAATGAAACTGCTTGTTGATAATCATCAAGTAGGTTTTGAGCTGTAGGCTCTTGTTTCCAATCTGTTAGTTTCTTATGACCTGTTCCAAGTACTTTTTCAGATAGCTGGTCTAAGTCCTCTTGTGTAATCGGATTGGAAGATTTAATTGAAGTATTTAACTGTACTTGTTGCATAAGTTACCTTAGGGATATAGCCCTATTGCTAGGGCTATCTAATTAATTAAAGATGATCTTCACCCTCGTGAATACTAACAGGAGGGATATCACCAGTAGGAGCTGGTGATTCTCCTGTTTCTACTTTTTTGCTTTTTTAGGTTTAGCTTCTTTACCATCGTCAGTAGTGTCTTCAGCTTTCGCTTCTTTAGCATTAACTGCTTCTGGTTGTTTAACTTCACCTAAGTCTTCGATGTCATGAGTAACTTTAGCTACTTCTGCTGGCTCAGACCAGAAAGTATCTACTACAGTAGTACCATGAGCATGAGTAGATTTAGCATGAACCACTTCTGCACCTTCAGGGATAGCGTCAAGAACTTCTGTACGACCATCACAAGGGTTAAAGTCGACAACTTTGTATTTGCCATCTTTAATTGTTGGAGTGATTTCTTTCACTACATCTTTCACTACTAAAGTCTTAGCTACTGGAACTACTAATTTAGCAGTAGGACAAACTCTATTTACTGGTACTGGCATAGCAGCAACATCTTCATAGGTTTTATCTTTTAACGGATTTTCTCCACCGTCTACATGACATTTAGGGGTGCAAGGAGCACACTTGTCAGCAGGCGTTAAATCGTTGGCTCTGTGGAGGCGAACCATTTCTTCATAACTTAATGCACCGTGCATATTAATTTTCTCCAAATTAAATTGACTTAAATTTAAGCCATTAACTAGTATATACAATTATTTGATGATTTCAAAGTGAGGGGCATCAATAAATACTTTGTTACCCACCATTCTTCGAGCATCGCTGTAATCCTTCACCATTCGCATAGGAGAGCGTTTATCTCCATTTAGCTTAGCCCAACATCCACCCCAACGGATATTTACTCCTAGAGCTTCTGCTGCTTGTTGCATTGCTAATGCAATAGGATAGAAGGCATTTAAGTCCCAGTTTACAGGGTAAGGTACTAAGTCTACTGCATGAACAAATCCATCTTCTTGAACCAAGTGTTTAGAATTCATTGTTTGACTTACACCTTTTTTCACATTGGCTTGTTGTTGAGCCACTGTGCGTTCACCCTCTGTAACTGAGAAATCAGTAGTAGAAAGCTCAATAGCTTTTTGCACTACTCTGACTAAATCAGGATGAACATTGGTTAATTTATTTAGAGATTTACTGCTTAATTTAAAACTCATTCAAATTTGTCCCTTAAGAATTTCTTGGCTAATTCTGGAGCTAAGTCGGAAATCACCTCAAGAATGTTTGTTCCAATCATTGCGCCAGTAAGAGCTATTAAACCAAGATAACCAGTTTCGATTGTAGTCATATAGGTTAATCCTAAAGAGATGCCACAATATACACCAATCAAAAAATTTACTAATCTTTGTTTAAAAGTATACTTATTTTCGTCCATTGAGGATTTAATAGAGCCAAGGAAACTACCGCTTATAACCATAACAAGCGGAAAGTATTCAGTTAGTAGCTCCATGATTTACCTTCTTTTCTTGTTTGACGAATAAAGCTCCACCTAAGAACCAGAAACCTAAATAGGTAGAAACGATTACCATAGGGTTCAATGGTGGATAAATAGTTACATATTTATAAGCTATAATAAATTCGATTAACGCACCAAGTAAAAGAGAAATATATTTATATAAATCTCGATTCTTACAGTAAGAAACCGGAGCTATGCTTACAATCGTTGTAAGCAGACAAATTAATAACAACCAAACTAACTTAGTTACACGTGGTTCAAAGGTATTAGGTAAGTCTACTTCAATGATTCCATAAATATGGCTTATACATAGCATAAGCCATATAGCATGGAATCCTAAGTTATAGATACGTACATTGCGTGTATCAACTCCGTATAGCCATTTTAGGATTCTCATAAGTTACTCCTTACTAAGCATTCCCATCCACATAAGGTTCAAACGAAATAACTAGTTTGAAGTTAAAACTTTCAACTGTAATAGGAGCTAAAGTCCATTTTTCTGATTTAAACGTATGACTTGTGTAGTCAGAAATAGTAGAACGGTCAACAGAAATTACGTTGTAGTTTGTAAGGGATGTTTGGTCAATAGGTGCATCACCTGTGAATGTTTGACCTTCGGTAGTTACAAGTTCATAGTGCATAGTAATAGCACTTGCATCTAATTCAGATACAGCTCTACGGAATTCATCTAAAAGTTCTGCACTAGTATAAAATTCGCTTGGAAAAGTTCCAGTGGTACGACTAGAACTTAACTCAGCATTGACATAATAAGCATCATGCCCTAATTCAGCTTTACCCGTACCTTCTGTATATTTCAATGTAGGATACGCTACTTGAATTTCAGTAGATTTAACTACTGGATGACCTTCAGATTCAGCGTAACGTTTAGCAGTAGTTACTGTAAACGTTTTACCTGCATTAGCAGTATTAAAAGCTTTAGCATTTGCATAATCACTTTTATTAACTTCTACGTATGTATTAGCAGGATTATAGTCAGAGTAAGCTAAAGATTTACCATCTACTTGCGAAATAGCACTGCCTTCTACTCCTATAGTAATAACCCCACGTTCTTCATGAGTTACTGCAGTTAGTGGAGCTGTAAGACTTTCATTCACTGGTGCACTACGAGGTTTTTTCTCTTTCTTAAATGCATCTGTCATAAGTTGGGTAGCTTTATGACGGAACTTAGCAAAGACTGATTCTACATAGTAATCATCATCTTCTTGAGGTTCTACATAGTCATTAACTACTTCAAACTCATCTTCAGCATCTTCTACATTTACAACTGCTGTTAATTTACCATCAATGTTTTTAATGGTTACGTTATCAATATCAGCACCAAATACAATTTTTTCTGCCATATATTAATCTCCAAAAAATCCTACTAAATCTACCGCATAAGAGCGTCCAGCTTTAAGACCTTTACCATAGATGTTTCGGTTATTACTGTTATACCAAATTAATCCACCATCCCAAGTTTGAGCACTTGCTTTGTCTAGATTATTCGGTGCGTCTTCAGGTAGTTTAAAGATTACTGAACCATCAGGGATATCCTTAAGTACCTTAAATTCTAAATGTGTTTTACCTGTACCATCTAACACAGATAACATTCTATACTGAGGGTCTAGGTATGCCCTTGGATTTTCAGTAGTCATAAATTCTTTGTCTAAAGCAAACTCTGCCATATACCAGTTATATGCTTTAAGTACACGAACCTTACCATCTTCTACTGTAAAATCTGAAGGGTGAAGTTCTGAGATTTCTGCTACTTTCATTATCCGAAGAATCCTATTAAATCAAAAATGTATCTTTGACCTGCTTTTAGACCATTACCCATAATCCATGGACTTCCCTTATCTAACCACACTGAAGTACCATCCCATAGTTGAGTTTCAATCAATTCTAAGTTCTTAGGTGCATCAGGTGGCAATTTAAGCAACATTTGACGAGGACCGATAGTTTTAACCATTTTAATGTCTATGTGGATTTTACCCATACCATCCATAACAGTAAGCTGTCTGCGTTCCTGTTTATCGTAGTCCACAGGATTATTTGTTGTAACGATATCTTTACCTACTGCAAAGTCTAATTTATAACTTTTAACTACTTTACGAGTACGTACTTTATTGTTCTCAACAATAAAATCTTCATCATGTAAGTCTAGGTCTTGTACTACTTTCATTTATACTCCAAAGGGGGATTACTCCCCCATATTAGATTATTTAGCAAGTAAGTAGCCTTTAGTCTCACCGCTAAGATTTTGTACTTCATCACCTTTAAGCATTTCAAGCAATGCTGCTTTAGCTTCAGGTGATTTAATTAAGTCGATAACAGTAGCTTTAAAATCAGGTAATGCTTTGATTTCAGTCCAGTAATCTGCAGCAGCTTTTGGAGCATCTACAAATTTAGCTAAATCTGCTTCAAGAATATCACCGTTAGATAACGTTAATTTTAACTTGTTATCTTCAGTTAATTCAGCACTTTGTAATTTCACATCAATAGCTTGAGCTGGTAATGGTAATTCTTCAGTAGTTTCATCTGATTTAGTAACTTTAACTTTACCATCAACGATTTCTACTTTAGTAACTGCAACTTTGGCTTCAGGTAAAGCAACTTCACCTTTTAAACCAGTTTCAGTACGTTCAAATTTAACGTTACCTTCGTTGTTAATCTTAACTTCAACGTTACCGTCTACTACCTCAGTTGTTTTACCAACTTCATTTTTATGCATTAATTGAATAACTGCCATTTGTTTTTTCCTATTTTAGATTAAGTTAAGTAGCCCTAATGGGCTACGAGATTATGCTGCTTCTGGTCTACGTGAAGTAGGTGGAACAGCACGGAATGAAGTGTTACCTTCAAAGTCTTGTACATCTACTAATTCATCTTTACGAACAAATTGAGTAGTATCTACTTTATCACCAGCAGGTGCATCTTCAAGAGCTTTAACACGTGCTGATAATGCAGAATCATCGTACACAGTATCTTTGTCCTCTTTACCCTCTAAAGCAGTAATACGAGCTTCTAAGGTTGATGGGTCAAAGACAGTGTCCTTATCTTCTTTATTTTGTAACGCAGTAATTAGATTACGGATAGCAGTATCATCATATACTGTATCTTTATCTTCTTTATTCTCAAGAGCTGAGATACGTCCAATTAAAGAGCTAGGGTCAAAGATTGTATCTTTATCTTCCTTAGTCTCTAAAGCACTTACTCTTGCTTCTAAAGTAGTAAGGTCAGTAGAACCAGTACCACTAGCATTTTCAAGAGCTGTTACTCTAGCTTCCAATACAGAAGGGTCGTATATAGTGTCTTTATCTTCTTTGGCTTCTAGAGCTTCAACCTTAGGTTTTAATTCATCTAGAGCTTTCTGAAGAGCTTCTAAACTAGCTTTAGCTTCAGCATCCTTACATTCAGATACTGATTTGTCTAACACTGATTTAGGAGCTTTAAGGAAAGTACAGTCATCTAAGATAACAAATACTTCTTCACCTACAACGGTAATGTTCTCTACTTTAAAAGTATGACAACATGGTTTAGGTGGTACAGGAGTTGGTAATGGTTTTACCTCTGATTTCTTATCCTCAGATACAGGAGTAACTGAAGGACAGCAACCATTATATAATCTAGTGTTACACTTAGACATTCTTACCGCCTTTATTTTTGTTTAATTTGTCTGACAACCAAACCTACAATACCTAAACCAGTAATGAACCATGGTTTCCATGATTCTGGTAATAAGTCTGCAACTGGTTTAACAGTTTCATTCAACACTGGAGTAACAACAACACCAGCTAACACCCAGTTAGACCAAGAACGAATTGCATCTTTAAATTTAAAAAATTCCATAATTTTTCCTATTATTGGCTTGTCGCCACTTAGCTGTGGTGACGGTTTATTATTTATAAAAAGAACTTAGTTGGGATATTGGTAGACGGGATACGAACTAATTTCACTCCACCACCAAGATCTTCGACTACAACATCCCGCATCAACTTAGCTACTTTCTCTGGATCTGTGCTTGTATTCACAACAGCTTCTGATGTGAGAGGGAAGTCCCACCCTTTAGATGCTAAGATGAAAGAGCGAAGCGATGATACATCGTTGTGGATTGAGTATAAGATAACTTTACCACGAGATGTGTAGAAATGACCGACATCCCACAAACCATTAACCATACCTAACACACCAGCACCAGAAGTAGGAGTACCACGATCTTCTAGTCTACCGATGTCAAAAACAACCGAACCTTGAACTGCGATTCGCTCTTTAGCAACCACGTTCACATCAGATTTGCCGGCAGGAACAGGCATCGCAACATTCATATCATTGACCAAGTTCACGCCCATAAATGTTAAGTCACCAGTTACATATAAACGACGCATTGAATACTTGTAGTAGCTGTTATTTGTACCAAGAAGTGTGTCAGCACCTTTAAACACTAAATTAGCACCATAACCAGCTTTGTTATGCTCACGTCTTGCTTCTTTTATATCAATAGCTGTTTTGGCGTATTCGTCTAACTTGCTGCCATACGAGTATACGTATACAGAACCAAGTTTACTTACAACAGAGGTGTCAACAACGTGGTCTTGCGATTCTTTTAGGAAAATACGGTGTTCCTTACCAACCTCAGTTAAGCCGATTGCGTAGGCGAACGTGCGTAGAGGGTTGGCTTTTGTACCAGCACCTTTTACGTCCAATGGGTTTTGGTCTACACCATTCGCTGTGTCAACGTATAAGTTTTCTAACTCAGGTTTTGCTTTCGTGCCGTAGTATAAGCCGTCTTCACGAATTGAGAGCAAGTTACCAGCTACACCAGATAACTTAACTTCATATTTTTTTGTTTTTTCATCGAAATGGATTGTATTACCAATATTACTAGGGGTAATAACAAATACGGCTGAAGTGTCTTCAGTGCCATTTCCTTTTGTATGTTTACTCATTTAATACCACCTATGGTTTAATTAAGCCGATTTGTGTTTCACCGCTTGCATCTTTCAACGGAATGAAGCCTGCAAGGATTCCCTCTAATGCAGCAACACGACCTGTTAGGTCAAGAACTTGTTTTTGCAACGCAATAAGTTCCATCATATTGACAGTCACGTTTGTTTCACGTCGCCAGTCAGACCATTCGGTAGGGGTTTTAAGTGAACCATCTTGGTTCATACCACCATTGTTCACACGATGCCACACAGCACGATCATCACCAACTAAATATTGGTCTACCTGTACAGGTGATGCAACTTGCCAACCATTGAAGTCATAGTCTTCACCATCTTTTAATTGGTCGATGCTAGATGTTGGTCTTTGGTTAGCTTCTACTGACTTAATATCAGAAGGAACACCTTTCACATATACACCACGAGCCTTGTCTACGTAACCGAAGAACGAAGAATACCCTAATGCTGGCTTACCAGCATCTAAGTCGGTTAGTTGATCAGTACCAGCAGGTTTTAGCGATATTTCACCAGTCGCTGGATTAACTTCAAAGTCTCTGTCATTAATAGCTAGACTTAATGGGCTAGCTTTTGTACCTTCGCCTTTAAGTGGTTTGTTAGCAAACACTCGTAAACCATTAGTTTCTAAGTCAGTGAATTTATCATTCACATCTTTGAATGGTTCTTTAATGTTGTGGTCAACCCAATCAGAGTCAATTCCAATTTTACCGTCTTTGTTTACTGATACAGTTTTACCATCAACAAAGTCTGCAGGAGTTACATTAAGTACTCCATCAACTGAAGTTAAACCTTTACCTGCTGCTTTAGGAATAAGTACTTTACGGATTGCATCCACAGGTACAGATAGTTTATTGCCATTACTTGTAGTAATAACAAGGGAATCCACATCTTTAACTTTCTCTAAAGTAAAGTCTTTAATTGACTCTAAGTCTTCAATCATTTTAATGATTGCTTGGTCTTTTTCGTCAAGACGGTCAAGATGGGTTTGAAGTTCACAAGAATCAATTAAATAACACCAACCAGTATCCTTAGATGGATAACGTGGATAACCATCTTCTACCATAGTTGTTTGACAACAATTACAAGGATCTGGAGCTGATTCTTTAAGTACAATAGATGGCTCTACATCACGATGAGTAATCCAAAGTTTACCATCATAGCTTACTACTGCACCTGCTTTGTAAGCTTCATAAGGAGAGAACTCTGCTACACCTCTGTCATAAATATGACGGATAAGTGCAGTAACGTACCAAAACATATTTGATACATCACCGAATCCTACATCACCTTTGATAGCTTCAAAACCTTTCTCTACATCACCATCAGCAAATGCTTGTACATCTGATTGGTTTAATAGAGGTTTACGACTACCTAAAGGATTTTTTAAGAATAAGGTACTTTTAACTTTCTCAGCAAATACCTTAACAATTTTAATACGTTTCATATAACCTCATTAAAATGCTTTAATTACACGTTTGTGAGTGGTAGATACATTAGATGCACCATTACCCCTAGCTTTGATTAAAAGTCTAACAGCAAGTGATTTAGGAGCATTTACAGCTTGGTCTTTACCAACACTTACCATATTAACTTCAGAGAAACCATAGACATCTGCTTTATGAGCTACTAGTACATATGGAGTAGTAACAACTGATTGTTTAATATCCCCACTTATAGAACTCTTAACAACATCTTTAGCTAACTCTCTACTCATTCCTAATGGATTAAGTGTATTAGACTCATCCACTACAAATGGCATTGCATCAAAGCTACGACTTGGTACTGATGCTTCAGCAAACTTACCTGCTAAACCAGTAGTAAAGAAATACCCTTGTAAATCAGGGAATGTATTAGCATCTAACGCAGCTAACCATCTAGATTGAGATTCCATTGGTAAAGCTAATGCTAATCCCCTTAATACTTGTTTTAATTCAGGATACTTAACTAGTGCACCTGCATTACTGGTTACTTCTACCCAGCCATCTGGGATAGACGTGCTAGAAGCGAAAGAGTAAACCATGCTTCCAATAGGTAAGTTATCGTTGCTACCATTATTAGTAATTTGACTAAATACATCTGTACCTAACACTTTAAATAGTTCAGGATAAGTAATTCTATTGAATGAACCACCTTCTACATAAGGAATAAATCCTTCTAGTTCCTGTCCAACAGGAATAGTAAGAATAGTTCCAATAGGGAAAGGACTTTCTGGTTTTTCAACTTGAACTTTACCTACTTGAATCCAATGAGATGTTTGAGTAGGGTGTTTGAGATTGTCATTTCTTTTAGAAATATACAAGTTACCATTAAACACCACTACGTCATCTTTTTGGTATCTAATACCTACATCATACTCACTGAACTTAGCTGCATCTCTTGGTTCTACACCACACGATGTTAATTTACAACTCATAGTCTACAACCTCCAGTAGCCTCTTGTTCCATAGGAACTTCTGATACTCGCTGACGATTAATACTTTCATCGTTTCCATGAGCTTCAGATTCTTGAATAGCCTTTTCAGCCATTGCAAAAGCACAATCAGTTTTGGTATAGATATACGTTAATACTGCATCACTTGCCTGTAAGTGAACTAACAAGCTAATGTTGTTCTCATTACATTCAATGATGTCCTTAACTAACAAGAGACGTTCTTCAATACGTTGTTCAATTTCATTCATCTTCTCTAACTGTTTATTGATTTGTTGATCATGAACAGCTTGTTTAATTGAAGCAATACCTTTAGCTACTTCAGCTTCAATCATCTTAGTGAGATTGTCTCTGATATTGGTTACTTCAGAAAGAAGAGAATTACCCTCTACAATTAAGCACTCAATTTTATCTTTACTAATTTGAGTCTGTTCATTGAACTCTTCTAATTGGGAGGTAAACGCTTGAAGTCTAGGTGCAAGATCTGACACCATAGGAATGTTCTTATTAGCATACAAGATTGTATTTAGATTCTCAGATACTGTAACTACATCACCTAAGTAAGGTTGAAGAGCTGAGATTGCAGCAGCGGAACCTTTAAGTTCATACAAGCTTTCAATCTTAGTATAGAGATCGTATAACCATCTCATATTATCATGTACATGACGTACAACATCAAAACCTGATTGTCCTAACTGAGCTTCACACATACGATGAGTATTGTGTACACCAGCAGGTCTATAATCATAAATAGGAAGCATTAAAGCCATTCTCCTAAAATAGGTTTGATATTAACCCCAGTAGTAGATTTATAACCCACTCCCTGAGCCTTAAGGTCTTCAATTAAGGTTCTAAATTTACCATAATAGAAGTTACCTAGTTGAGCTTCATTACCTCCCATAGACTGATACACTAGGGATGCCACATATGCTTGCAATGCTCCATTGTATGAAGTTGGAAGTTGAATAGTTAGCTTGCTGTCTAGTGGTTCATTTAATGGAATTCTAGGGTGTTTAGCTCGATACATTACAGTAAGGTATTTACTATAATGCGTACCATCTGAAGTCTGGATACAGTTATACTCTGGCGTAGTTACACCATAAGGACTGTAGTCATCATTCAGAGGAATTCTTTGACCCCTGTCATTAAAGACTTCTTGAATAGCTAGTACATCATCTTGGAATGGTTCAAACTCAGTATCCATAATATAGGGTTGAGGATGATGACCACTCACAGAATAATGACTATCTAAATAGTATCGGTTAATACCATCTCGAAGTTGAATAGTGACTTGGGAATCTTTGATTGGAAAAATAGAATAGAGGTAATCCAGAGCTTGATTAAGAGCTTGGATTACCACTGGAATATGTTTTTGAGTAATTTGGTATCCACCCATTTCTACTACAGTGGAACCTTGTAAATCGCCTAAAGCAATATCTTGTAAGAAGTCTTTTAATTTCATTTCACTAAGCTAAATAAGTATTGATGTTACCGTCTTGCTCAAATACCTCAGTGAAGAATGGATTACCACTTACTTGTGAGTTAATTGTTTTTTGACTTTCTAAACTGTTCTGTTCTGCTGAAGGATATACTACATACATCTGGTCTAACTGAGAAACCATATCTAACGCATCATCATGCACAGATTTAATCCCATCAATAGTAACAGTAGATAATTCTTCAAGCAACTCTTGTATTAAAATACTATCTTTTAATTCTTCTGGCAAGAAAATCTTTTTCTGTTTAAAGAACGGTTCAGTTAAACGGAATCTATCCATCTTATTAGTTCTAACTGCAATACCCTCTTTAGATGACCCTTTACCTTTAGCAATCGTAAACCAAGTATTCCGTTGCAACATCTGGTCTTTAAATAGAGATATAAATCCGCCTTGTTGACCAGTTACCTCTAAGCCAACAGACATAGGTTTATACTTATTCACGAAATCAAAGATTCTATTAAATGTTTCATTCATTAAGAATCTTCCTAATGCACCATCTACCAGATATCTATTCTGTTGATGGTCTACTGCCCATACACCTAATACAGTATAGTCAGCTTTTCTATGTGTACTAGTAGCAAAGTCAGAAGTAATATACCAATTATATTTCTGAGGATTCTTAAGGATATCAGCTCTCTTATACCATTGAATATCTTCATCCAGAATAACTCTATCTTCCTCAGAAGCAATTCGTAACATGTACTCTTGTTTGAATGCTTTAATCTGTCCAGAAGCCAAAGCAACATTGTACTGTTCTTTCACAAAGTCATAAGTAAATCTGTCTTCCCATGAACCATGGAATTCACTTCTACTACAAGGGAATTCATTACATACTGGATATACGTTTACTTCCCACTCACCTGATTCAACTACCGTATAAATAGGGTCATTCTTATTAAATGGTGTACCATTAAAGATAATCTTACGTCTAGTTGGATGAAGTGCAGGTAATACTCCTTTAAAAATAGTATCCTTAATTGAGGCAATAACCGTAGGACTATTCGCATCAGAATCAGATAACAAGTCATCAAAGATACAAATCTCAGGACGTTTATTGAAGATATTAACCCCACGAACCCCAGTTTTAGCACCATATAACTTACAACCAAATTTCTTACCATCAATATTAGTAAACTCCAAATACGAGTCAGTAAACTTAGCTTCTGGTAAGTACTGCTGTAAGAAAGCACTAGAATCATAAAGGGACTCTACCCCTTTCCTTAAGTTCTTTGCACCATTCTCCATTGTATCCCCAATGAATATCATAGTATTCAATGAACCAAAGTTAGGTAATCTCTGGAAGATAGCCAAGTATAGGACCAAGGAAACTGACATAACGAAAGACTTACCAAGACCTCGATGACATAAATTAGCTAACATCTTTTTCTTAGAGATAAGACCATCTACCATCTTGTAATGTACTGCAGGAGATACATTTAACTCTAAGTTAGCCCCAATCATCTTAATAAAGTTAATGTACTGAATAGCAAATTCACTAGGAACATACTTATCTAATTCAGCATAATCCACTTCATTCAAGTAATCAGTAACTGTCTTAGTTACCTTCCTTAAACCAAGTTCTTCAGCTAGTGCATCAATCTCTGACATCTGTACCTTCCTCATAGATAGTAGCTTCACTAATATCCTTAATACTGTACTTACCTTCAAGAATTCTTTCTCTCTGGTTTCCAGATAAACTATTAAGTGCTTCTGCTAACTGACTAATTGCCCCATTATCTTTAGTACTAATAGTCAATTCTGCTTGTTTAACTTCAGGAGATTTTAAGTGAGTCATTAAACTATTCGCAGCATCACTTCTTACTTTAGGACTAACCTTGTTATCCAACATAATCTCTGTCTGAGTAGCTACTGCTTGATGAAAAGTATCCTGATAAAGTATATGAGCTGGCATCATAATCATAGCGTACATCTTCTGCACTAGCATACTTCTATTATATGTACTAGCATAAGCCATTAAATGACTATTAGGGATACCCTCCCTTTCCATTCTCATTACTTTATCAGGGAAAGTTTTTGTATACGCTTTAATTACAGTATTTCCCATCTGTCTATAAGTGATAAATCTAGCAGCATTTAAGTAATCTTTCATTGACCATCTAGACTTATTATCCTTAAAGATATCAATCATCCCTACAATATTCTCTTTAAGGAACTCTTGAGCAGAACCATCAAAACCATGAATACACTCATTAATGGCTTCAGTCACAGTTTTAATTGTACTAGGTGGAAGTTTAACAGGGTATACATCCCTTACATATTGCTCAGTTAGTAACTCTACTTCTGGCTCTTCCATAATATCATCAAAACTAATTCTCTCATCTGGCTCTAATTCCTCAGAACCAAAAGTATGACCTGCTTTAATTGCTTTATTGGCATCTTTCACTGCTTTAGCAGGAGTAGTACCTGATAAATCCAATACATTAGTTACGTTCATTTTATTCTCCATTTATTTGGTAGAATATAGGATACAAAAAAAGAGGGTGTATTGCTACACCCCCAAGGACAAGAATCAAAATTAATCACCATTGCCTAATCGCTTAGACGGAAATCATTATGCTTCAATTCTCCGTTAAGTGCAAGTCATTCCTTCGTTCATTCGCTTCGCTTCCTAGGACTGCCTCAGATTACTGCGTAATCTTCGTTGTCCTCGCTACGCTCACTCACTCAGTCATTTCCTTGCTGGCGTTTAATAAATATAGGAGATATGGACAAGAGAACCAAGGAAAAACAAGGAGTTAGAAGAGGATTGATTATGCACTTTTTGCTTCCTGCTTGTGTTGTCTGAATGCTTGCATTCAAGCAACTCAAGTTGCGTTGCAAAAAGTAACATATTTTTCCCCTAAAGTAAATACCTATTTTTTATTTTTCTAGAGGGAAATTAGTAGTAGAGACATACAATTGTAGAACACACTTACTACACACAATCTCTCTTTAGTCTATATCCCCCCCCCTATTTGAATTCTTAACACAGTAGGCTCTACGAGCCTATGTCTAGATTGAGAGATTGATGTGGTATCAGTCTCATTTATCTTACTACTATAGGAGTATTATTATGGCTATTTTAACATTACGTGATCTTACAGTTACTACCATCAACGCACTAGGTACAGTACCAACTGGTATTGCTACCATTGCAGAGGGATTGGGTTCTTATGCCAGTGAATGGCAAAAAGACCGTGAAGTACAGGTCTTTGAAAACCAATTAAGACGTGATGCACGTGTAGTTGCCTTAACTAATAAGGCAAAAGAGAGTGGATTGACTGAAGAAAATGTAACAGATGCATATGCTTACATGCGTAAATCAATGTCTCGCAAATAATTAGTAAAGGGGTTAATTCCCCTTTATTTTTTCTAAACACATAAACACTTCACACAAAATAAAGACTATAAACAATCACTTACAGTCCATTCATACACTAAATAACCCTTTCAGGTTATGTCTTGATTGGAAATAATTGTTTTTAGTGAGAACTAAACACTCACTAAAATAATTATCAAATAACCATTCATACACTAAATAACAGGAGGAATTGTATGAATTTTAAACAATTTAATCACCAATTAGTAAGTGATTACAATAAAACTTTTGGGACTAAATTATGTCCTGAAAAGAACTATAAACTATCTGTATTAATTACAATGCGGAAGAAATTAAAAGAACGTGGTGTATATGGTTATACCACTAAATACTAGCTTCGCTAGTATGTCTTGATTGAAATAACTGGTAGGAAACTACCAGTTCTAATTAACTTTTACTAGGAGAACAACTATGGAAAACTTTGACTTAAATGATTTCTTAGACCAATGGGAGAAAGACCATGAATAAATTAGTTCAAACCATTGGATTAGGACATAGTATCGCATTTGTAGTAGTGGCATTACTAACTACTATTACAGTAGGTGCTAAAGCTGATGTAGTTAAAAGAGTTAACTACGCAGTAGACTATGAATTAGGTATCGCACAGCAATGTGACGGTACTGATAGTTCATACGAAATTTACGGTTGTAAATACGATTATTCGGATTTACTAAATAAATAAGGGCTTCGCCCTTATGTCTGGATTGGGATTAACCAAGAGCTCTCATCTCAATCCTGTCCTAATCGCTTAGCCAATTCAGGCATTCAACCAGAGCTCTTCATTAATCTTAACTAAACTATTCATTTAGATTAATAGCCACTTCGTGGCTATGTCTAGATTGAATATTTTTATTAATCCATCAACTATAGGAGAAACATCATGGATTTAACTAACTTAGACTTAGCAGGCTTAGGCTTAACTCAAACTTCAGCAACAACCGAACGTCCTAAAGCCAAATACTGGCTTAACGTAGGTTTTGCTGGACGTAACCAAGACGGTACAGAGTTCACTGTAACTCTTCCATATGGTATCGCACTTGATACTATGGAAAGAAAAGGTGCATCACGCAATAGTTTAGCCTTATTGGATAAACTCATTGCAGTAGGTCAAGCTATTCCTGCTGGTGAAACCAAAGTCATCTCTAACCAAAATGGTTTAGTGATGTCTATCACTCACGTAGGGGAACCGAAAGGTGCTGATGCAACATTTGTTGCACAGTTAAATGGCGTTCAGTTCTAATTAAATAGCTCAGGGAAACCTGAGCTTATTTTTTAGATGAATACAGACTAGGAGAGCATATGGAACTGAATAAAGTAGAAACTCAATTAATGTATGAACAAGCTCATAGTAAATACCAGAAGAAAGCACTTCTTAAGAGTCAGTTCAAGAACATTGTTGAGTTACCAGAAGAAATAGAAAATAGAGATTACGTTGAATCTGTAATTATTGACGTAATGGCTATTTTATTAGAACGTCAGTCTATCTACATTAGCTCAGTAATTGAGATGTTATGTGAAAGAGACTTAGAACGTTCAGAAGAACTCATTAAGATTGTCTTACTAGGCGGTATGTTAGGTTATTACACATTAAACCAGAAGAAACATACTATTCAATTAATCAGTAAGTATTCTGCTAATGAATTACTACAAGAGAGACTAGATAATTTTAAGTATCTAAATCCAATGTTAGTAAAACCATTACCAGTAAATACTAGAGGAAATAATAGAGGTAGTGGCTATTTAACAGTAGGAAATGACTCTCTAATTCTAGGCGGTGTACACCATACAAAAGACATTGACTCAGCATTCCTTGATAAACTAAATGGTACTAAATTTACCTTAAATATTGACGTAATTAGAGCATACAGAAATAAATGGAAATGCTTTAGTGAAGGAAAAGTTAAGGAAGATGTCATAAGAGCATTTGAACACTACGAAAAAGGTTGTTACAAAGCCTTTGCTCAAATGATTTCGCAAGGAAATGAATTCTACTTAACCCATAAATATGATAAACGAGGACGTATATATAACTGTGGTTATTATATTAGTCCACAAGGTAACAGTTATGCTAAATCTGTCCTAGAATTAGCTAACAAAGAACTAATCAGTAAAGAAATTAATTTCTTTGAGGAATAGGTATGAAAGAAGATTTCGGAGACATGTTAGAAATGGATTGTGACGCATTAGTCATTACAACTAATGGCTATGTAACACAATCAGGGAAATGTGTAATGGGTAGAGGTATTGCAAAACAAATTGCAGACCGAGTACCAGTATTTCCTTATTTATTAGGATCTGTAATTAACAAAGAAGGAAACCATGTACATGTATTTCCTACTAAAACTAAAGCTTTAATTACTTTTCCAGTTAAACCAAAAACAGTTGTAAACAATGGATTTAATGTAGTATCCCATTGTAGAACTAGTTATGGTGAAGTAACTGCTGGTTACCATGCAAAAGCAGATATTAACCTAATTGAACGCAGTCTAATAGAATTAGTAGCTCTTGCAGATAAACATCCAGAATGGAAGAAAATACTTATTCCACGAGTAGGATGTGGTGCAGGTGAACTAGACTACGAGAAAATCAAACCATTAATGGAAAAGTACTTAGACGATAGATTTGTCTGTTGTACCTTCAAATAACGCATAGGAAATGCATAGAGCGACTATTTTAAAAACCCTAGTGATTATTTATCTGGGAAGAAATAATCGTTCTATGCTTCATTTTGACACTATATAGACCCATTCAGGAGGGGAATATATGAACCATTTACAAAACTTATTAGTAGAACTAAGCCAAGCAAAAGAACAATTTCAACCTTTTTCAGGTTTAGACTACTTACTAATTGATATTGCTAATAACTTAGGACATGACAAGAAATCCTATGAAGAGCGTATTCAAATCATTAAAGATTGGTTACCTATTGAATTCCCTTCAATGGATAATGACCAATTAATTAAATTAATCCAAGATAAACAAGCAGAAGAACCTACTCTTACCTTTGCAGGACTAAAAGCACTTCAAGATTACTTCAATAATAAACCAAGTGGTTATATGGTAGCATTTGACGCTATTGCATCAGGCACCCAAATAATGTCAGCACTAACTGGTGATGTTATTGGATTGTACTTGACTGGTGCTTTAGGTAATAAACGTAATGATGTTTATACTGCTATTTATGAAGGATTTAAGGAATTATGTGGTACTGAATTAGCAGTATCTCGTGCAGACTTGAAGATTGCCCTGATGACGTACTTCTATGGCTCTATTGCAGAACCAATGAAAGTATTACAGACACCTGCTAACTTTAAGAACTTCATTACTGCAGTAAATACTTATCTTAAAGGTGCAACATTCCTAAGAAATCTATTAGTAGAGAACTGGGATGCAACTAAAGATGTACAACAATGGAAACTTCCAGATGGATTTACTGCTTATTGTCCAGTAATGAAACGAGAAGCTAAATTAGTTAAAGTAGCTGGTGTAGAAGTAGAAGTAAGTGTCAATGTACAGACTACATCAGAATACGAGTTATCTAACGCGGCTTAACTATAAGGTCGCTTTAAACAGGGTTAATTGCTGGGAAGCCTAAGTACGAAAGTATATGGTAATCAGCAGCCAAGCTTAGAACGGGAGTTCTTTGAAGGTTCAACGACTAGAACATACCAACTAGACCAGTTGATGAAGTTCGTACAATCCAAGTGGATTGGAAACGCCCTGCTCTCTAAATAGAGATGAAGATATAGTCTAATCTCATATGAAAATATGAGCTTGTTTGGGATATAAATATAGTATATACTCTAGATTCAATCAATAGAATGGAGAATGTTTATGTATTATATTTATTGGATAAAAGCTTCACACCACACAGATCCCTACTCAGAGGGTTATGTAGGATGTTCTAATCAACCAGAAAGAAGATTTAGAAGTCATACTACTGATAACACTAGAGCAGGGTCTAAAAAAGTGAAAGCTTATGTAATGGAAAATGGAATTAATAGTGTCTCTATGGAAATACTACAAACAGTTCCAGATGAAATTACAGGAAAGCAGATTGAACGTTCATACAGACCAAAAGCTAATATTGGCTGGAATATACAAGTAGGGGGATTAAAAAACCCTGATTGTACAGGACGAGTTGATTCAGATACTACTAAACAAAAGCGTAGTGCTAGTATTAAAAGAACTAAAGCAATTCGTAAAACCAAAAACCCAAATGCTTATGAAAGTAAGTTTAAGGGTGTAACAAATAGATGGACTGAAGAACAAAAGGAACTTATAGGTTCTTACCATAAAGGTAAGACTATTAGTCAAGAACATAGAGAATCCGCTCGTAATAAACTATTACGAGGAAACTCTAGTCATGCTAAACGTATAGCAATCAGAGACCTAGAAACTGATGTAGTAACTATTTACTATTCTATTTCCCAAGTCCAAGATTACTTACCTATAAGTCAGCCTTGTATAAAATCTGCTAAGAGACAGTATCTACTTAATGGTACAATTACTACTATGAAGAAAAGATATCAAATTGTTCCTGAACAAGGGGAAGACTAACGACCTTCCTTAATATAAATGAATGTAGTTCACTCAGTAGATGGACTATTAATGCGTGAAGTAACTAGACGTTGTAACTATGATGTAGAAAAACTTCAATACTTGTCTTTCTTGTTTATGCAAACAGAACACTTACAAGTAAATGAACCATGTGCAAATAACCTTCATGAATTAGGTAAATTAGGTGAACTAATTAAACTATATGAAGAGTCTAAATTTGTATCTGTTCGTATCCTTGACTACATTAATAGCTATGTAGATATTCTTGCATTAAGTTATGAACACCGTATGAAATTACAAGAAATTGTATTTAAGATGAACCAATACCGTCCATTTGAAGTAATTGGTATTCATGATTCATACAAGTGTAAAGCCAATAACATGAACTTTGTACGTTACTGGTACAATGATTGTTTAGCTAATTTGACTGATTCTAATATGATGAGTTTCTTAGTTAATCAGGTACTTCCAGTTCCTATTGCTCAATCTTCAAATGCTAATGCTAAAGAGATTGCACAAGCAATTCGTAACAGTAATTATGCCATTTGTTAAACCTTGTTCAAGCACCCCGTATGGGGGTGCTGGGTAAGGCACATCCTAAGTATAGACTAGCCTTGTGCTAGTCTTTTTTTTTTTTATCTACTCATGGGATAGAACAAATGAAAGAATTAAAATTATCAGACGAAGAAAAAGAAATGGTTATGAAAGTTCTTGGTCCTTTAATCGAGAAAATCGAAGAAAAAGCTAAGAAACAAGAAACCAAAAAACAAACCAAAAAATCACGTAATCCAGTAAAAGCACTTTATGATAGTTGTGATGGTGATTTAGACAAAGTCTATGAATCATCTCTTAAAATGCTAACTGAAGCACCATGGTTTGATAAATTCGATCCACGTGATAAAGGTTTCGAAGATAGACTTGAAGTATTAGCTAATCAAGTAACCTCTAAACATCAGAAAGCAGTCGATGAATCATTGGATGAAAATGGTAAAGCATTACTAATGATGTTAGACCTTACAGTGTCTAAAGTAATCCTGTTAGATTTAATGAAAAACTTACAGTACACTAATTCTGATGAATTACTAAGTATCATTACTTTAGCTGCTTACCGTGAATCATTTACTCGATTCTTAACCAATGCAATGGAATTGACTGGATTACCATTTGAAACTATTGCACCATTCATTGCTAGCAAATTTATTGCTATTATCAATGAAGTTAACAGCTCGTGGTATGATGTTCCTAAGAGTTCTGAAATTACTTTCCACGAAGTATCTGGAGAATAATCCATGCTAAGTAAAGTACTAGGTTTCTTTGGGTTAATGACGAAAGCAAAAGCAAATTCAATCATTCAAGCTAATGTAAATATCGTTAATGCTCAGTGTCAGGAAATCAAAGAACTTAAAGCAGACCTTGCTAAATGTAAGGAACAAAAAAAATACCAATAATCGTCTAGCACAAAAAAGACTAAAGAAAATTATTGAACTGGAGAAATCCAATGGAGTTTCAGTACACTCTTAATTTTGAGTGTCTAGATATGGTAAAACAAGCTATCGTAACAGAAACATGGGATTGCAGAGATGTAATCCCTTGTTCTTCTGAAGAAGCTCTAATTAACTTAATTAACCATATTAGAGACTACTCTGAACAAACAAATAGGTATCCTATAACCTTCTATATGTCTAACTATGATAGAGGGAATTATGAGATTACGCTTTACTCAAACCAATTAAAAGAACACATTCGGAAGTTATTAGAATATGACTAACATGACTCTGCGTGAATGGTTAGACCAATTTTATGAGAACTTCCCATTCATTCAAAACAAATACCTACAATTTACAGGTCTAGATTCAGGTGTATTTTACCGTCTTCAAGACCTTAACCTTTCCTCTCAAGTAAAGAATACAGACTCTTATATTTATATTGACTCTTATGAGCCTATTATGATTACTTTAGAAACTGTCAATCTTTATGCAGTATTATTTCCAGAAGAATTAGGAAAGCATTATGACTCACAATCTATTCAAGAATTTGAATAAAGAGATGCATCTAGAATTAATCCAACATCATGACTGGATTTGGAAAGATGAAGCCATTGGACATGTAGAACTAAACATTAAAGGAACTAAAGTTAGTTTCTGGTTAGGATCTGGAAAATGGTATATTCAGTCACTCAATAAAAAAGGAACTGGTTACTATCAACTAATGGCATTCTTTGGAGATAAAGAACCAGAAGAAGATAAAGACCAGATTATTGCAGAACTAAGAGCAGAGGTAGCTAGACTAACCCAAGCACTTAGTCAATATGAAGATAAACCAGTAGAAGACTATTTCGTATGAAACCTCAAACACTAGGAAAACACTCATCCAATTCTCGTAAGAAAGCTCGTACTAAATTAAGAGCCATTAAAACAAGTCAATCACTCTTAAATAAAATTACCATTTGTAATATTTATGTACCTGAAGAAGCCCATAAAGGATGGGGTAACTCTAGTGTATTTGAAGGTGATAGATTTATTAAAGTATCCCAATCTTTAGCATGGGCTATTGATAATATCCGTGTTAAATGGGATATCTTATGTGGTGTATTTCTGAGAGACCAAAATGGAGTCCACTACATCCATCATGAAACATTCAGAGCAACTGAAGAATGTGTATCTTCTGCTGTCTCAGACTATGCTCAACGCTTATGTGCATATATGTATTACAAAGCACCTAAACTTCAAAGATTAGTACCTTTCTGGTTAGCTGTACCTAGAAGTGATGACAAGGATATTGATATTAACCTTGCTATCCGAGCAGCTCATAGACATAAGGTATTTAATCGTGTAGGTACAATGTTTGAAATTAACTGTAATGTACCAGAAGAAGACTTCCATACAGGGGATTGGTTTGATATTCCTATGGACTACAGTAAATTCGTAGAGACAGAATTTACTCTTGAAGAAGCTATGGCTCAATGTTATGAAATTGTAGAAACTAAAGATGGTAAGGTAATGGAGGCTAAAGATGATATTTAGTATGATTTTAGCTACTAACCCTCAAGCTATCATTGGAACTAATGGTACTCAACCATTCCACTCAGCTGTAGATTTTACTTGGTTTAATGAGAAAACCAAAGGAAAGATGGTAGTAATGGGGCATAGTACATTTAAGGATATTAAAAAACCCTTAAAAGATAGACTAAATGTAGTCCTATCAAGAGATGAATCATTACAGATAGAAGATGTAATGGTATTTAAATCTCTTAGTCAAGTACTAGACTTTGCCCTAGCAACAAACCAAGAAGAAGTAGTATTTATTGGTGGTAAACATATCTATGAACAAGTAGAACCTTTTGTCTCTAAGATTTACTTAACTACTTATTCAAATTACTTAGAAGATCCTTTTAATATTACTCAGTATTCTCCTAACTTATCTCAATTTAAAAGTATTGAAAGTCAAGACTATGTTCATGATGTTGATACAGTAACTGGAGAGAAATTAGAAATGAGTATGAATACTTACGTGAGATACTAACTACTTCAGGCTAAAAGAAAACCATATATAAATATATGACAAAAGAAAGTCTTATAGTAACTTTTTAAAATCTCTTGTCAATTCCCCAAAAGTATAATTTTTAACTGGTCCGACCAGTTGGAGTAAAAATGAATAAACTAGAAGATTTAGGTAAATGGTGTGAAGAACGCTTAAATTCTGTTGAGTATTTACAACAGCAATTAGTTCTTGCTCAAGAAGAGCGAGATGAAGCAAGAAAACGCTTAAACGAGCTCATAGAAGGACTAAAAGAGGGTTTAGCTAGTATTCCTACACCTAAACCATTAAACCATGTTGTAGAGGCTCCTAGCTCTATTAAACGCTTACCTCAAGTATTGAGAGAATATACTACTAAAAGTGTATGTTCTCGTGGTAAAGTAACCCTTACGAAAGATAGTGGTTTCAAAGTATCTGTTCATGTCTTTAATTTATTAGGACAGAATACAGACTATGAAGCCTTATTTCTTTCAATGGACGAAGCACTAGAGTGCTACGAATATTGGGTTAATACAATTTGAGGTGCATATGCAACCTGTTCGTTATTTTGCGGTATTCAGAACTAACACTTCTTTAAGAGACCGTGTAATGGTATTCACTAATGTAACTAGACAAGCAGCATGGGACATTCTAATGCAAGAATATCCATTAGCTGTAGATAAGTTACTAAGTGAAGGAGAAATGGCTGTACAAGCCAATTATGTAACATTTAAGCATATTAAGTATGGTACTGACTGTACGGTGTATGCTAATGATATTAAAACTGGAGAGCAGACTGATGAAGTTATTGCTACATATCCAGTAAGCAAACACAGAAAGGAAACCAAAAAAGATGAATCTAACTCTTAGTTATATCACAGAATGGTTTAAAAAAGCTAAACCAGAACCAACAGTTCAAAACATCATTCAACAAACTGCTTATCACTTCGAAGAAGTAGCTGAAATGTGTGAAGCATTAGGCAATCAAAAGACAGCAGATGCTCTTATTGAGTATAAAGAGAAACTCTTATCTCTTACTGCTGCAGAATGCGAACTCTTATGGAAACGTGCAGATAAAATAGCTTTATTAGACGCTTTATGTGATCAAGTAGTTACTGCTACAGGTGTAGCTCAATATGCAGGTATGGACTTTGATGGAGCTCTTACTGAAGTGAATAAGAGTAATTGGTCTAAATTTGATGATAAGGGTAATCCTATTATCAATACTGACGGTAAAATCTTAAAAGGTCCTGATTATTTCAAACCAGAATTAGAACACTTTGTAGGTGAATAATGAAAGTAGAAATTTATGGTGCTTCTTGGTGTAACCCTTGCCAAAAAACCAAGAGTTTATGTGAAGCAAAAGGTTATGAATACACTTTCAAAGATGTATCTCAAGATGCTTCAGCTCGTAAAGAAGTTGAAGACCGTTTAGGTCGTAGAATTGACACTATTCCTCAAGTTTTTGTGGATGGTCAATACGTAGGCGGAGCTGATGAGTTCCGTAGTTATATTAAATAAAAAGGAAGTGAAATGAAGATTAAATTTCTAAGTACATTACTAATCGCTGTATTTACTGCATTTCAAGTACACGCAGCTACCACCAGTAAAACATTGCCAACAGAACCATACGTTGTAGATGGATATACTCCAGATACTCGTACTTCTGAAGCAAAAGAAACTTATGCTAACCGTGTAGTGAAATCAGATGTAGAAGGTAATAACCACAGTGTATTCGGTCAAGATAACACTGTAGAAGCTATATCTCTAATCTTAAACAGCCTGTTATGTTCTTAGTAGATGAATTTGAAAAGATGTTTGAAGATAAGGATGACCAGAATTATTTATTGACCTTACTAGATGGTTTATACAACAGTAACCACTTATTTATACTTACTGCAAATGATGCTAGTAAGATTAATACTTACTTCTTTAACAGACCTAGTCGTATTCGTTACGCCATTGAATATAAGAGCCTTGGTTTAGACGTATGTGAAGAGATTCTCAAAGAGAACTTTGAACCTCAATACGTAGAAGATTTATTAGGTAAGTTGGCTACTGTTAATAACCTATCTTTTGACGTTCTTCAAGAAATCATGACAGAAGCTAAACACTTCCCTGATTTACCTGTATCTGACGTATTTGATGGCTTCAACTTATCTCGTTTAAATCTAAATTTATCCTACTGTCCTATTACAGTGAAATTAGGAGATAAAGACCTAACGGATGTCTTAAAAACTGCATTTAAGAAATTTACATCTAAAGCGGATAAGCTAGGGGTAAAATCTACCATGTACTCTGATACAAATCTGGATGATGTATATAACCATAGCTATTCAGAAGGTGAAAATACTCTATTTATTACCCGTCTTACATTCTTAAATGAAGAAGATAGTGTTTACTTTAGCCCTGACAGAACAATGGTTAAAAGTATTTCCCCTACTACTATCGAGTTATCAGTGGAAATGGGAGATAAGTATGCTTCTTACTTTGCAGATAAGCTAACTTACTTACTTTCAAATAGTACACCAGATTCAGTAAACATTTCTAAAATACGAAATGAATTACGAAAAGAATTCACAAAAGCTGATTTTAGAAACATTACTATTTCAATCCCTCGTGCTTATTGTGTCTATGATTATTAAAGAAAGCCTCCATAAGGAGGCTTAATTTTATTGGAGATTTTAATGATCCCTCAAGTTACTAATACCTTAATTCAATCAAATGTGCAAAATTCCCATGAGTTCTCTATTAAGACCTCTGCATTTGCCTTTGATATTCTCTCAGACAAGCTCTACAGTAATAAAGTGCTTGCAGTAGTACGAGAGTACCTTACTAACGCATTAGACGCTCAGAAAGCCAATGGCGTAGTTAAACCATTAGAAGTAACATTACCTAATGACTCTTTACTTACTGGAGTTACTCCTTGGGAAGTACGAGATTATGGTACTGGGTTAACTGAAGAGCAAATTCACCAATTCTATTGTGTTTACTTTTCATCTAGTAAACAAGAGACCAATGATTTTACTGGTATGCTTGGTCTAGGCTGCAAAGCAGGCTTTGCATATACTCATACATTCACAGTTACTTCTTGGATTAATAGAACAGAATCTAAATATCTACTATTTAAAGAAGATGGTACACCGAAGGTTTCTAAACTCTATACTAAACCATCTGATGAACCTTCTGGTTTAAAAGTAAGTATTGTAGCTGAGAAAAGAGATATTAGAGAATTCCGTGATGTCACCGCTGAAGTTCTCTCTTATTTCCCTGAAGAGTATATTCCAGCTCCTTTTGAAAGGTACAAACCTACATTTGAATGTAAACGTTACTTTCTAACTAATAATTACCAATTAGGTGTTCTAATGGGTAATGTCTTATACCCAGTAGATAGATATGATATTGGTATTTCCTTCGGTAAAGGAATTACCTTAAAACTTCCTATTGGAGCAGTTCCTATCCTTCCTTCTCGTGAAGGTCTTTCATTGGACTCTGATACTAAAGAATTCCTTAAAAATGAATTCAATGAAGTATTCAAAAGAGTTAGTAATAATGAAAGAAATAAATCTAAGAAATGGGGTAAAGGATATCCAAATACGTACAATAATGCAGACTTCTTGCTTACTGAGTTTGATAAAGTAACTATTTATAAAAGAGGTCGATGTGCAAAAGAAGTATGGAGAGCTAATGAGTACCTCATTAACATGACCCATCTTTGTATTACTACTTCTGGTTCTGGTGCTAAGAAACTCACAGAAGCACATGATGAAGCTATTGTAGTTGTTCTTAAAAATGGAGCAGAAGCTAGACGTTTCCGTAAACTTGCTAGAAGTAAATTTGATGGTGATATTTTCTATGACATTAAATCCATGGCAGAAGCCTTAAATGTAGATGTTTCAGTTAAGAAACCTACTAAAGGACAATGGGTACATATTGTCAATGAAGGTAGAATAGTTCGTAGAAAATTAACCAAAGAAGATATGTTAGATTTAGCTTCTAAAGGTTATTCAATGGTACGACAAGAAACCTTCAAAAATGCTGGATGTACTTATGGTACTGAATTTCATCCTAATATCAAATGGGTAATTACTAGTCGTTGGAATGGAGATCTTGATTATATCTCTTCCAAAGTACTAAATGCTCAATTACGTCAATTTGATGAACCATTCACATTTGACAATGTACTACATTGTTTACGGGCATACCTACTTAATGAAGAACTTAAAGTATCTCGTGCATTGTATGCCTATGTAGATACATTAACCCCTTACAGTCTTAATGAAAAAATCTTGGAAATGGCATTACCAAAAGAGTATTGGAAATTAGACGAATTAGGTCTAATCAATATTCGTTATAGAGTAGCTCAATGGTATGCAACCCAAGAAAAACTCAGACTTAAATTCGACAGAGCTATTAAAAAATGGCTTAAACAAAACTTTAAATCTTTACAGAAGAGTTACAATGAATACTTTCAACCAAGCTGAATTACAATATCTAGGCTTACAATACGTAGAACATAAACGTTCATGGGATGACTTAGCAGCAGAGCTTAAGATGGCTCGTTCATCTCTCATTAAAAAAGTTAAAAATTCTATTGGTTTAGAAGAATATGCCTATTGGCAGAAAATTCGTAAATTAGGTGGTCCTTTTACTCCACATCTACAATCAGAAGATGAACCAAAAGAAGATGAACAACAAGTAGCTGATGTAATTCCATTAGTACAACCTATTACTTACATGGCTCAACCAGCTTTAGATGGTCAAGTAAATGTAATTTTCTATGCAGGTGATAAAGAATTACATGTTCGTACCAGTATTGAAGCATTACCTGATTTATTATCATTAGCTACTGATGGTTTATGGGATGAATTAGAAGCTACAGCTAATACTATGAGCCATGTTACTAATTTAGCTCCTAGCATTACCTATGATGAAGTAGCTGATATGTTCTCATTAGGTAGTATTCATTTAAGTATGGAATACGAACAGTTAATTCTTAAGACTTATGAACAAGCTTTAGAAGATGGTACTTCAGATACTTTAAATGGTTTAGTAAACTTAGTACACCGTATGAACGCAGCAGATAAAATGGATTCATTTGGTCAGTTGTATGAATTCTTGAAACACAATGACATTAAGATTATGGCTGATGGTCGATTCATTGGTTATAAAGGTTTAGATACCTTAAACGATGTGTTCGTAGATTGTCATACTCGTACTATTGCTCAGAAAGAAGGTGATTACGTCTATACTCAAGCTCAGTATGTAAATGATGATCCTAGCATTTCTTGTAGCTATGGTTTACATGTGGGTAATTGGAGTTATGTTAAAGGTTTTGCAGGATATACCATAGCTCAAGTGGTAGTAAAACCTGAAGATATGGTATCAGTTCCATTTGACTACAATGGCGGTAAGTTACGTTCTAAAGGATATTCTATTGTTAAAATTTTATCTGGAGATCCTAAATTAGAAGACTTCCCTGAAGTTTCTGTAACTTTCGAAGCAACTAATAATGTTTATGTAGGTGAGACACGATAATGAAATTTACATTAACACAAAACCAAACTAAACAAGCCATTGAGCTTGCTTTACATTCCAATGTACCTTTGTTTATTACTGGTTCTACTGGTATTGGTAAGTCAGAAATCGTACAGCAAATTGCGGATAAGTTTAATTTAGAACTAATTGACATTCGATTAAGCCAAGTACAACAATTTGACCTGTTGGGCTTTCCTGTAAGTAATGCTGGACGTATGGACTATACCCCATTACGTAGTTTCCCATTAGCAACAGACCCTTTACCACAAGGTAAAGATGGATTCTTAATTTTCCTTGATGAGCTTAATTCTGCAGATAAATACGTTCAAAGTGCCGCATATAAGCTTATTTTAGACCGTATGGTAGGGGAACATCACTTACATCCTAACAGTCGTATCATTTGTGCTGGTAACCGTGCTCAAGATATGGCAGTAGTTAATAAATTAGTATCTCCATTAAAAACTCGTATGAGTCATGTAGAGATGGTAGTACAGGCAGATGAATTCTTAGAATGGGCTGGTGAAGAAGTTAAACAAGGTAAATGGGAACCTCTTATTCATGGTTTCTTAAGCTTTAAAAAAGAACATATCAATAACTTCGACACTTCAGTAGATGCAACTACTTACGCTACTCCACGTACATGGAAAATGCTTAGTACAATGGTTTCTAAAGGCTTACTTAAAGCAGACCCTGATACCTACAATACCATTATTATGGGTACAGTAGGTGAAGCAGCAGGCGTAGACTTTACTTCTTTTTTAGAAGTATTTAGCTCACTTCCTACTATCCAAGACATTGAATCAGATCCTTTAAATGCCTCTATGCCTTTTGAAGTAGGAGCTAAATGGGCTTTAGGTGTACACCTAAGTAACCATATCAATGCAAAGAATGAATCTGCTCTAGTAGCTTATGCTAAACGTATCCCAGAGCCAGATTTACAAGTAGTAGTATTCCGTTATATGTTAGGTAAATACCCTTCTTTAATTTCAAATAAAGAGGTACTTAACATTATGTCAGGTATTCAAAAATCAATTACTGGAACTAATCCATGATTCAACAAAAAGTAAACAGAGCTCGTTTACTTCTTCTTAAAAAGAAACACTTCACATTCATTTCTTCGATGCTCTATAAATTGAACTACCAAGTAGCCCAAGTACCTACTATGGCTTATGATGGATCTAAGAACATGATTTATTTGAATGAGAAGTGGTTCTTAGGGTTAAGTGATGAAGAGGCTTGTAGTGCTTTAGCTCATGAAGCCCTTCATTACGCTTTACAGCACGATTTAAGACAAGGTAATCGAGACCCTAAAACATATAACAATGCCGCAGACCATGTAGTTAATAATATTCTTATGGACTGTGGATTTACTCTTCCTGATAACGTACCAGTAGATAGACGATTCCAGAATAAAACAGTGGAATATGTCTATAACTGGATGATAGATGAAGATAACCAAGATGAAGACAATGATGATGATTCTGACTCACCATTCGGAAATGACATCATGCCTTCTCCAGTTACCCCTCAATTACAAAGCCAACGTAACCGAGAAACTCTTGCTGCTAATCAAACTGAAGAGCAGATGGGAGGTAAAGGAATTGGAAATGAATCCAGTGCTTTTGAATCTTTATTTGAAAAAATTAAGATGGAGACTGGACTTGACTGGAAAACTGTACTTATCGAATTTCTCAATGAGATGACTAAAGGTGACAAATCTTGGGCTAGATTAGACCGAAGAATGCTGTCTCTTGGTTACTACATGCCTGACCAAATGGAAGATAACAGAATTAAACGTATTGCAGTAGCAATAGACGTATCTGGTTCTGTCAGTCATTCTGATATTAAGCAATTCTTAGCTGAATGTAACCAAATCAAGAATACTCTAAATCCTGAGATTATGGATATTGTATCTTTTGATACTGAAATTACTGGTGTGTGGTCATTTGATGAAGATACTCCAATCCAAGATGTAGAAATGCAGATTGGGGGAGGTACTTCTTTATCTCCTGTCTGGAGATATTTTGATAAAGATGAAAACAAGCCAGAATTCTTGGTTGTGATGTCTGATATGTATGTAGATATTCCAGATGAACCAGATTACACAGTTATCTGGGGAGCAGTAAATAGACCTGACTGGAAAGATAAATACGGTAAAACAGTTTATATCTCTACTAATGAGGAGGAGGAGGAGTAATTATGGAATATCCTAATCCTATATCAGTAGTAAGAAGTGCAATTACTATCCCTCTCTTATTTAAGATGAGACCTGAGAAAATCACATTTACTGATGTAGCTGGATTGTACAGAACTACAGATCCAAAACTCAAAGAGTACAATAATCTACTTAAGGAAGACCAAGAATTTAAGAGACAACTTAATGCCTTCTTCCTTTTAGTGAAAGATAAATGTGATAAATTTGACATCATAAATGATGACAATCTCTACTCTAAAATCTGTATCAAATTAATGGAACCTTATATTCAAGATTATGCAGACCCAGAAGATGCAGTATTCTTAAATCCCTATACTATGATTGATTTCAATAGAGTTAAGAATTCTGTAGAGATCCCCCAGACCATCATTGATATGATTGATAAATTCAAAGGCATTCGCCTACTATTGGAGGTTTAAATGACCGTTGATGATTATGGCTCAAAATTCTATTCTTGGGCTTTTAAGCTAAATGTTAAACGTATTAAGAACAACAAACAGCTCTTAAAAGAGCTTATTGAGCAAGCAGGATTGGATGATGCTTTTGTAAAAGTAGATGAATTCTATATCACAAAAGACCGTACATTACCTGTAATGCCACACCTACCTGATTTATCTACGCAGAATGTGGATAAGGCTAAATTGGATGAATTTATTCGTTTACAGTCCCTTCATATGGATGGTATGCAGACTCAGCATACAATTAATACCTTACTTATTGCTATTAAGCGTAATGAAGAATTTAATATCCAATTAAATGTACTAGTAAGTCTACTTCCTGAACCTTTAAATCACTTCATTCTTGAAGATGAAGCAGAAGATGTATTCCCTTATCCTAAAACTCCTAATTATCCTCAATATAAAAAGATTTTGGATGATGGACTAGAGGATTATTTGAATTCTTTGATTGGAGAGGCTTTACTATTATCTCTTTAATCCTTCCGTTCAAAGCGTTAAACTAGCTCACTCTTATGGCTTCGATGTACTCGCTTCGCTGCGTGCATCTCGCCATCCGTTCGCTAAACTAACGCTTTTCACTACAGGATTTATAATGAAACTTGCATTACTTTATAGATACGCCATGCCTAATAAGGTGTATCAAGGGATGTTTCTCTCTACTATTAATCAAATCATTCCAGATACTGAAGTAGGATTAGTACAGTTGCCTGAAATGGGTAAAAAGCCTAAGGCTTCGGAAGCCCGTGAATGGCTGGGCTATGCCCAAGCTAAGCTAAATGAATATGACTTCATTCTCTTTGCTGATGCTGATTGGTTCAAGATTGCTACTAAACAGTCAAAAGCAGAAGGAATGTTAGGAATAGCTTTAAAAAGTCCTGAATTAACCCCTCCTGTATTTTATTGTCCTAGTCATACTCTTTATCGGTTTGACCAAGAAAGAGCTATAGAAGGCTTAAAAAGAGCCTTAAATGCTATTTCTGCTTATTGGTCCGGTTCTTATAAAGAAATTGGCTCTGATATTGTCCATTCTGGTAATAGTCCTTTAACTGTTCCTGATATATCTAATGTACTCAATACGCTCTTAAATGAAGCAATATTGACCATTGATATTGAAGCCAGAGGACTTAAATTTACTGAATGTGGTATATGGTCTATTTCCTTTAGTCCTGATAAACATACCTACTACAGTTTCCCTGTTGACGCTATTCCCGAACAAAGCCAAGAGGTAAGAAAACTTCTAAGAGATTTCTTCCTAAACTTTAAAGGGAAAAAGGTTATTCATAAAGGAAACTACGATATTACTGTCTTAATCTATGTACTTTTCATGAATGAAGACATTACTAATATTGAAGGTAAGTACTTAGGATTGGATACTTTCTTTAATGATCTTGAGGATACTCTATTATTGGCTTATGTAGCTACTAATAGCTGTTCTGGTAATACACTTAGTTTAAAAGAGTTAGCTCAACCTTTTGCAGGTAACTGGGCAGTAGATGTTACCGATGTAACCAAGGTACCTTTAGATAAATTACTTAAGTACAACGGAATAGATACTCTTAGTACCTTTTGGGTGTATGAGAAATACTTAGCTTTAGCCAAGGAAGAAGAGCAAGAGGAGTTTTACAGAAACCATTACTTGCCTTACCTAAAAGATAATATCAACTGCCAGCTTACTGGTATGCCTATTGATATGGATGAAGTACTGAAACTAGAGAAAGAACTGTTAGATGAACAATCTCAATTAGATACTTTCTTAAGAAGTACTACACCTATTAAGAACGCAGAATGGATATTAGCTGAAAGAGTTACAGTCAAGAGAAATAAAAAACTCAAGACTAAAGTAACTGAACCAAAAGATAACTATGCACCTATCAATTTTGGTAGTACTGCTCAATTAGGAGTATTACTATATGAGGTAATGGCTCTTCCCGTAATTGAACTTACAGATGGAGGAGCTCCAGCTACAGGTAAAGATGTACTTCATGCCTTAAAGAATCATACAAAGAATGAGGAGTATTTAAAGATACTTCAAGCATTAGCTGACTTAGCTGATGTGGAGAAGATTCTTAGTGCTTTCATTCCTGCTTTTAAAGCTAGTCACAAAGATAAAGATGGTAATTATCACTTAACTGGCTTCCTAAACTTTAACACGCATAATGCGTATGAGCTTCATGAGAGAAATCTTATGTCGAAAGCTACCTAAAAAGGGAAACTCCTACTTGGATACTTTGTTACTTTAGTATAAAATATCCATTTTATATCCCAAGAGGACAACCCTATGCTAAATAATAATATTGAAATTTGGAAACAATGTACTCCAATTCATGAAGTATCTAACTTAGGCAGAGTTAGAAATATAGATACAAAACAACTATTAATGTTACAAATAAGTACAACAGGATACTACTATTTTACTATTCGTAATTTTGAAGGTAAAAAAAGAAAACACCTGAGAGTACACCAAATAGTTGCAAAAGCATTTATACCTAACCCTAAACAACATTTATATGTAAATCATATCAATGGCATTAAGTTAGATAATGATGTAGAAAACCTTGAATGGTGTTCCCATGATGAAAACATGAAACACGCTTCAAAAAGTGGTTTATTTAAAACAGAGAAAAATTTAAATAGACCTAAAGGTAATAATAGAGGGAAAACATCTAAATACCATTATGTTTCGTATGATAAATATAGAAACAAATGGGTAGGTGGTATCAGTATTAAAGGTAAACGCCCTCATGTAAAAAGATTTGATACAGAATTGGAAGCTGCGGCTCATGTTAATTGGATTATTGATAAATTACAATTAACAGGTTACCCAAAAAATATTATTTAAATGCCCAACGACTATCCCTGAAATGGGAGTAGAACCAAGTGGTTCGAAACGGTAGCCACCCTAACAGATAATGCTGAGGGTGTTGATATAGTCTGGTCTGCATGGAAACATGCAGCAGTTCATAAGAGAACGCATATAGATTAACGACCTATATGGAACATAACGAGGAGGTACTGTTAGTGGACGTTTAAGTTCATCTGATATTAATCTTCAGAATCTTCCTTCTACTGGCTCTAGGTTTGCTAAACCAGTTAAGAAATGCTTTAAAGCACCTAAAGGATGGATCTTTGCAGGTATTGATTTTTCATCACTTGAAGACTATATCTCAGCTTTACAAACCAAAGACCCTAATAAACTGAAAGTTTACATTGATGGGTACGATGGACATAGTTTACGGGCTAGATATTACTTTGATGATGATCTAGGTCATATTGATATTTCTGATGTAAATGCAGTAAATGGCATTAAGAAAATTGGTACTTATAGACAAGACTCTAAAGGTCCTACTTTCGCACTTACTTATTTCGGTACAGCTAAAACTCTAGTAGCTAATTGTGGTTTCACTTTACCAGTAGCTCAAAAGATTGAGGCTAACTACCATAAGATGTATCAAGTATCTGATGAATGGAATGCTAAGCAATTTAAACTCGCAGCTCAACAAGGTTACCTAATTGTAGCTCTTGGTTTAAAAGTAAGAACACCATTACTTAAAGGACAATCCTACCCATTCAAATCATCTGCTGCACAAGCACAGATGAGAACAGTAGGTAATGCATTAGGACAAGGATGGGGTGTTCTTAATGATAGAGCCATGAATGAAGTAATGATTAAGATAAGAGAATTAGGCTTAGAAAAGGATATTTTACCTGTAAGTAAGATCCATGACGCATGCTACTATCTCGTGAAAGATGATGTGGATTGTGTTAGAATACTCAATGACTTAACAGTCAAAGCTTCCCGTTGGCAAGAGCATCCAGCTATACAACATGATGTTGTAAAATTACATGGAAATCTTGACCTATTCTATCCTGATTGGGCTCATCCAATTACATTACCTGATTCAATAACTAATACTGAGCTATTTAAATTAGCTGAGGAGCATAAGTGACTTTTAGAAACACAATAGTCCATATTCTAATTGTGAATGCTGACTATCCTGTATATAAAAAGGAATTTACATATACAGGTAGAATTTCGCAGGATAATGCCATTAAAGAATCTCTAGCTACTGTCAAAAAGACTTTAGGATGGAAAGATTTTAATGGTTACCACATTTACCTTAAATGCCACACGGAGAAATCTAGTGGGTAAACCAAACGATAAACAACTGCTCAAACGTAAGGAGCAGATTGAAAATGAAATTTCTAAATTAGAAGTACGTATTTCTATCTTAGAAAGGGAACGTAGAGAAATCATCAATCATTTGGATCTGAATAAACAAAATGTACACGAACAAATTTAATGTACCTCCTCCATTGGCTGTATGGTTAGTTACTGATGAATACCAGTATGCTAAATATGCCAATGAAATTAGTGCTACTTCTTTATTGAAATCTCCTAGATACATTATTGCAAGCCGAAGAGCTATGTATCCAGAGCAATTCCCAGAAGAACTCAGACCTATTGCAGTTACAGAAGGAGTTGATTTTCCTGATATCCAAGAAAGAATTGCAGCACGTATTGGTACAGCTATCCATAGTTCTGTAGAACAGGCATGGAAAACTAATCATAAGGAAGCCTTAAAACTTTTAGGGTATCCTGAACATCAAATTGAAAAGATTGGTTTTGATGAATCTTGTCCAATTAGAGTTCATCAGGAAGATAGACTCTATAAGACTATTGAAGTTAATGGTCAAGAATTTGTCATATCTGGTCAATTTGACATGATTATCAACGGAGAACTTCATGACATTAAAACCACTGGTACTTATACCTATGAGTCTGGTGTTAATGACGAGAAGTATATGTTACAAGGTAGTATTTACCGTTGGTTAAATCCAGAGTTAATTACAGGAGATTACCTAACAATTAACTTCTTATTCCTTGACTGGAAACAGATGTTCCAGAAAAAGGATTCATATCCAGTAGCAAGAGCTTACTCCAAGACTTACCCATTGTTGAATTTAGCTGATACTGAAGCCTTCATTAGAAATAAACTTAAAACTGTTTCTGAATGTTGGAATTTACCCCTTAATTTGATCCCTTGTTGTACAGAGAAAGAGCTATTTTCTAAACCACCTGTCTATAAGTACTATAAGACTGGTTATGAAGAAGGTAAGCGTGCAAGTAAAGTATTTAGTACCTTTGCTGAAGCAAGTGCTTACAGAGCCACTGAAGGTAGATTTAAAGGGGATATTATTGAGAACAAAGGTGAACCTTTCATGTGTCCTTTCTGTGATCCAATAGAAGTAGAACAGATGATGGTTCAAACTCACAAACCGAAACAACTGGAGATTTGTTAATGGACTTTTCAGCCTATCCTTACAATCCTACTGTAGAGAAGATTGTAAATACCTTAATGACAAAGACTCAGAACTATGATCCTCAATTTTTTAGACTTCAAGCAAATTTCTTTTTGTCGTTAGTCCCTAGTTCGATGAACGTAACCATTAACTCCCCGATTACAGGTAAAATTCCTGCTAACTTCTATGGAATTTCACTTAGTCAATCTGGTTCAGGTAAAGGTTTCTCCACTAACCTATTAGAACAACGCATCATAGGACCTTTTAAACAAGAGTTTATGAATACAGTGTTTCCATTAAAAGCTGAACTATCATTAGACCATGAAGCTAATCTACGCTCTGGTCGTAATGGTCTAAGCCCAGATGAAACACTGACTGCATTAACCAAAGAATTTAAGTCCTATGGTGCTTATGACTTCTCATTTGATAAAGCTACAGAACCAGCTATTAAACAGATGAGACAAAAAATCCTATTAGCTAGAGTAGGTAGTTTAAACTTTATTATTGATGAGATTGGTTTAAACCTTCAATCCAATACAGAAGCTTTAACTACTATGCTAGAGCTATATGATAAAGGCTTAGTCCGTAATAAATTAACCAAGAATACGGAATCTAGCCAACGTTATCAGCCTATGTCTGGTTCTACTCCAGCTAACCTTCTTATGTTTGGTGCACCAAGTAAATTACTTGATGGTACTAAGACAGAAGACGACTTCTTTAGTTTACTAGAGACTGGGTATGCTAGACGTTGCTTCTTCAACTATTCTCGCTTGATTAAAGGCGAGAATACAATGACACCTGAAGAACAGTATGACTTACTAACCAAAGCCACTACTGAAGCTGAATTAGATAAGATTGCTTATGACATTCTTCAATTAGCTAATGTTAATTTTGTAGGCACTGAATTAACTGTACCTCGTAACGTAGGTATTTTATTAATGGCTTACAGACAAGATTGTGAGAGACGTGCAGCAGAACTTCCTGAGTTTGCTGAAATTCAAAAAGCAGAACTTATTCACCGTTACTTTAAAGCTCTTAAATTAGCTGGTGTGTATGCTTTTATTGAAGGTCTTACAATCATTAACCAGTACCACTTAGAACAGGCTATTAGATTTACTGAAGATAGTGGTTTAGCTATTGAACGTCTATTTAATCGTGAAAAACCGTATGAACGTCTTGCTAAGTTCATTGCATCCACTAATGGCAGTGAATTAACTCAAGTAGATATCTCAGCTAACTTGCCTATTTATAAAGGTACTCAGTCAGCTAAAAATGAGTTAATGAACAATGCTATTGCTTGGGGATACAAGAATAACATCATTATTAAACGTTCATATAAAGACAATATTGAATTCATTACAGGGGAGACTCTTAAAGAGTCAGATCTTAGTTCTATTATTTGTGCTTACAGTCAAGATTATGCAGATGGCTATCTCAATGCAGGTGTGAAAGATGTTCCTCCTATCTCTTGGGATAACTTAGCAACTATGGTTCAAATGGATGGGTATCATTGGACTAACCACTATACCCGAAATGGACACCGTAGTAATGCAGATATGCTAGAAGGCTTTAATGTAGTAGTCTTAGATGTTGATGGAGAAATTCCATTATCTGACATGATGCACTGCTTACAAGACTATAAGTACATCATTCATACTACTAAGAGACACCAAGTCCCTGATGAAACAGGTCAGCGTAAAGACCGTTATCGTGTCATTCTTCCAAGTTCTTATGAACTTAAATTCTCTACTGAAGAGTATAAACAGTTTATGGAAAACTTAGCTAGTTGGCTTCCTTTTGATGGATTGGATGAGGGAACTTTCCAACCAAGTAGAAAGTGGGCAACTACTCATAACTGTCAAGTATTCACTAATGAAGGTAAATTGTTAGATGTATTACCTTTCATTCCTAGAACCAGTAGAAATGAAGAGTATGTTAAGCACAATGTCTCTCTTACTAACCTTTCGAATATTGAAAGATGGTTTGCAAGACAGATGTCTGAAGGTAATAGAAATAATACCTTAGCACGTTACGGATTTATGCTATCTGACGGAGGAATGGATTTACCTTCTATTGAGGAAACTCTACTTTCATTTAATAGTCGTATTGACTGTGGTTTAGATGAAAAAGAAATCCAATCTACCGTAATTACTTCCATTAGAAACAGGAGATTAAATGGCTAGACAATTAGTCTTAATTGCAGGTACTGCTACTGCAGGTAAGAGTGCTTCACTTATGAATATGAAAGACCCTGAAGGGGTCTTCTACTTAGGTACAGAAGCTAATAAACCTTTACCTTTTGCAGATAAATTCAAGAAATTGAAATCTGGTTTAGATAACCCTAATGACGTGTTTCAGTTGTTTGCTCAATTAGAGCAAATGCCTGAAATCCATACCATTGTAATTGACTCAATCACTTTCCTTATGGATATGTTTGAGAGCAAAAATGTTCTTACGTCTAAAAATACAATGGGAGCTTGGTCTGACTATCAACAATTCTTCAAAAAACTTATGCAAGATGTTGTTGCTAAATCTACTAAGAACTGGATTTTTATTGCACACAATACCCAAGAGTTAATGCCTGATGGTACATATCAATATTATGTCCCAGTTAAAGGAGCCTTGAAAGCACAGGGTTTAGAAGCGTATTTCTCTATCGTAGTTTATGCCCGTAGAGTTCGTATTAATGAACTTGAAGAACTACCTTATGATGAAAACCTTCTACATATTACAGCTAGAGATAGAGCTGTAGGGTATAAACACGTCTATCAATGTGAAGTAAACAAAGAGATGGCTAATAGTCGTATCAGAAGCCCTCTTGGTTGCTTTGCAGAAAACCAAATCTTTATGGACAATGACCTTCAAATGTTATTGACCCATTTAGATGCTTATTATGGTTTATAAACCAAACACTAACTATTAACTAACGGAGAAATCTATGTCATTTGGACAACTTACTAAAGAAACTTCAGTAGAAGAAGCAAAAGAATTTACAAACCGCAGCTTTATCCTTCCAACAGATGTGTATAAAGCAGTAATTGAACAAGCATTTGTTCAAAAAGTTCCAGCTAAAGCAGGTGGTTTTAACTACTACATGAACTGGAAACTTAAAGTACATCGTGCAGATGGTTCTACTCAGGATGTTCGTGTACCTTCTCAATTCATTGCTAAAGAAGTAAATGGTTCACTTATTTATTTCTATGAGAAAGAAGGTAAGAAAAATGAGTACATCTCATTTGCTCAATTAAGACGTGCTTTAGACACTATTGCTGATATTGACATCTTCAAAGCTAAAGTAGAGACCCGTACTATTCCTGTTTATGATTACAAAACTAAACAAGAAGTACCTACTCAAGTAGAAGTTTACCCAGAAATCTTAGGTAAAGAAGTTGTAGTTGGTTTAGAAGAAGTACATGAGAATGGTTACAAAGACCCTACTCAAATCATCAAAACCAACCAAATTGCTTTATTCTGGCGTTTGGTAGATGGTAAACCTTTCTCTAAAAAAGAAATCACTGCAGGTCTTACAGAACCATCAGATGTATTTGCTTGGAAAGAATCCCATAAAGGTAAACCAAATACTTCTAACTTGAAAAAAGATGAGTTAGCAGTACAAACTTCAGTTCAAACTAAAACTTTAGAAATTGGCTAGTTACTTATTAACAAGTCCTTTAATGGTTAAGGGATTTTCCCTTAACCTTAACCAATATAGAAATGCACACTTCTACAAACTCAATAATGCCAAGATTGAATATAAAGCCATTATGAGAGAGCAGATAGAACTCTTGCCTGAGTTACCAATCATTAAACTTACTTATGTGGTGTATCCAAAGACTAGCAGAGAGTTTGATATTAGTAATGTGTGTTCTATTGTAGATAAATTCTTTAGTGATGCTCTAGTAGAGTTAGGTAAACTACCTGATGATAACTTTAAATATATCCCTGAAATTTCCTACAAGATTGGTGAAAAGGACAAAGACAATCCTAGAGTGGAAATCATCATAGAAACGTTAGAGAGTTCCATAGACACTGTTTAATGTTTTAGATGATGAATCACTAAGCTTACTTTTAATAGCCTCTAAATACTCGATTTAGGGGCTTTTTAGAGGATATATGGAAAAAGCTTTAGATACCCAAGTAGGTGGAGGACATTACAAGTCTAAAGCCATTCAACCAGTAGAATATATCCATGCCAATGGTATTGGGTATTTTGAGGGTAATGTAATTAAGTACGTTACTCGCTGGAAAGATAAGAATGGAATTCAAGACTTAGAAAAAGCTATCCACTACTTAAAATTATTAATTGAACTGGAGAATAGCAAGAATGCTAATTGTACTAACGGGAAATGAGTTACAAGAAGTTGTAACTAAGTATTTAGAAGATGTTTTCCAATCTGAGATTAAATCTTTATCTGTTGCAGCAGGTGAATTAACCGTTATGGTTGAATTAGGTAAAAATCAAACTCAAGCAGTATCTGTTCCTCTTCCTAAGGAAGAGGAAGAAACTGCACCTAAACCAAAACGTAAACGCAGAACCAAAGCAGAAATGGAAGAAGACGCAGAGGCAGATGCAGAAGTAGAGGTAGAACCTTCTACCCACTATTCAGAACTTCCTGCTATCTCAGAAGAAAACAGAGATAAGTATACTAAAGTATTAGAGTTACTTAATACTAATGTTCGTGGTTCTAAAGACCAAGAAATTGAGGATTTAGTATCTACTTTAGACGCTGATACTGTCTTATGGGTAAGCAATAATAAAGCATACCAATTATGGTTAAGTAATCGTGTACAAACCAAAGCAGAAAAAGAAGTTCCTATTCCAGAACTTCCTACAGATGATGTAGCAGAACCTCTGAAAGAAGAGCTTCATGCTTTAGGTAAACTACAAGAAGATCCATCTGCTTCATTAATTGCTGAAGTAGCCAAAGAAGACGTAGTAGAAGAGCCTAAACCAAGAACTAGCAATATGCTATTTGGTTAATCCTTATGTGCAGACTATGTAAATTAATTTTACTGATACTCTTAGTCTGCCTTATAGCTGCTCCTGTAGCTATGGTCTTTGGCTCAACGGTAGCATTAATTGTATCAGTAATAGGTGTGGTATATGTACTCGAACAATATCCAGAGAATCCAAGGTAGATACGTAGGATTCTTACAAATATACACAACTCATGGAGTTGATGAATATCCTTTAAAAGAGGAAGAGATAGCAGATATTATCAGACACATTCGTAAGTATAGTATTAAAGGAAGTTGTTTAGATGACTCTGAAAATGCTGTAGCTGGAATGTACAAACTTCCTTGTAGAGTTGGAGATTTAGATAGATTCTCGGATAAGTTCCATCCTTTGGTTTGGGCATATAAACGTTCTGAGATTACCACATCATGTATTATTGTTTTATATAATGAGGTTTTACATGAAAAACTTAGTAAGAGCAATTAAACATATGCTCGTAGATTTAGACTTAAATCAACAAACTCTAGCAAAACACTTAGAAGTAAGTACTTTAACAGTTAGTAAACTCTTAAATGAGAAAGCCAATTTAGATACCCTTCTTCGTGTATATCATTTCAGTATGGAACACTATCCAGATGTAGCTGGATTTGCAGTAGATGCTTTAGTACGTCAGTATAAAGTATTACCTATTCCTAGCCATTCAAGTGAACAAGCAATTCAAACTGCTTATCATACTTTAATGACTTTTGACTCTTTTGTTGAACAACAGCAAAAGGTAGCAGGTGCATTAGCTAAACCTGAAGAGGAAGTAGTTGATACTCCTGCAAACGTATAAGTTTACAGCCCCGTGTGGGGCTGTTAAAGCTCTCAGTAAAAAAGTAAAGATCTCCTACTTTACATTTTTTACACCAACCATTTATAATGGGCTTACTCTGTAAAGAGTAGTTGCCCATTTTCATGGGGATTTCCTTAGTAAAAAGTAAAAGACCAGTTTCCTGCTCTGGGTTATAAAAGCAGGATCCTTTATTGAGATGTCTAGTATTCACAACCCAAAACTTGACTCTGTTTGAATATCTCCTGTCTAGGCATCTCACTAAAGGGTAACGTACGAATTTTTAATCCTTAGAGTGAAATGTGAGCGAAAATTTTCCCGAATGTGTACGTTACCCCTCTTTGCCTCGTTAACTCAAAGGATAGAGTAATCGCCTTCTAAGCGATAGGTTACTGGTTCGAGTCCAGTACGAGGTGCCATCCTAATATGTATTTAGGGTATATATTAGGATGGTTATTCCATCAATTGTAATATTAAATTTCTTGGTTCTCCATAAATCAAAGCCCTTAGTAATAGGGGCTTTTTTAGAGGTATCTCTGCCCTGCTTTTATACTTTGTTCAAAGGGCAACTCCCTATATCTGGTCGGAACAACTAGATGAGATACCTCTCAAAAAGGATATTTTCTTTGGTTTGGCATACTAACAATTCTTCCAGCGTAGCTAGTTAGTATGTCCTTTTTATTCTTTTTAATGGTATACTTTCACTATACCTTTAAAAGATTCGGTCCTCACTACCATTCATGCCTAGGATGATAAAAGTGAAGCATTGAAGGCGACTGGTAAGCCACCTGCTCTTTGGTCAATTTCGGAGTAGTAGTTGTAGGTTCGAATCCTACCAATGCAAATAACTGGGGAGGGCATTCCCAGTGCCTTAAGACAGTTTGCTGGTTCTGTTCATAAAAAACCAGCACCTTTCATTAAACCAGCCATGGTTTAAAGACACAAGATATAGTGGATGTGGAAAATAACGTATTTATGTTTGTGTTGGTGGCTGGTTTAAGAAGGGTAACCTTCAATTCACTTAGAACAAGTTGTGAACCATGTACCCCTGATTACTCAGGGGTATTTTTAAAAAAGCCATAGTCTATACTGCCATATTGCTTCATGCTCCTTTGTATTAAGTATTTTCTATGGCTTCTTTAAGGACAAATCATGAAACATTCACTTCACCTTTCATTTAATTCCTATAAAGAATTTCAAAACAAAAATTACAGTATGGATCAGTCTTTAGTACAAGAACTAACAGACAAAATCGTAAGACTTCAAAATCTCAATTTAGAACGCCATATACGCACTTTAGAGAATACCCTAGGGAAATGCCTTAGTGTAGACGTAATAGTCCTTCCATACGAATCCTATGACGTATATGAGATAACCTTTAAAAAAGGTAAACAGACACTTCAGATTCCTAAACCAACATTTAAAGGTAAAAAATAGTTATGGCTACTCTTCACGAAGAAGAATTTGGCTTTGGTTTTACATTAGAATTAAGAGATACTGCTTTGATAGAACAGCCATTTGCAGTGGAGTTCAGTAATAGTAATACCCTTACTTTATCCAATTACTTCAGTACTTATGAAGAAGCTTTGCAGTTCTTTGACTATAAAGTTTTAGAAATTCACCAAGTATTAGATTGTTTCTTAAAAAGAGAATATTTCGAGGATGCCTTATGACTAGTATTGATACTGTGTATGAAGACTATGTAGCTCCACTAATATATCTTCGTTTGAGAAAAACTATAGTTCATGTATATCCATATGCAATAAGTCTTTATATGGGTACTTATAGTACCAATTCTTATTATTTTGAATCTTTAGAGGAAGCAAAAACTTTCTATGATTTAAAACTCATAGAATTAAGACAAGTTCTTGAGTTCACTAAAGGAGGTAATCATGGAAGTTCTGAAATCTGAAGAAATTGATGGTACTAAAATAGAACTCCTTAAAGCCAATAATCCTGAATGGGTTTACTTAATAGAAGTAGACCTTGGAGGTGATATCTTTCACCATCAATGGTTCAAAAAGGATAAATTAGAAGATGCTAAAATATTCTTTGATACCAAAGTACTTGAACTACGTACTTTTTGTGAATCTTTTAAGACTTTTGAAAACAAATGAAAAATACTGGAAGACCTTATTATGTTTCTTTCTCATCTCCTGAACAGCCTGACTGTGAAATTCTAAATGAATTTGATCATGACTTATTTGAGATGAGTTTAGAACGGTATATCAATGATTACCAAGTATTCATAGTTGGAAATAGAACCACTAAATGTATTACTTTCAAATCTTATGAGAAAGCTAAAGATTTCTATGATATGAAAGTCATAGAACTGACTCAAATATTTAAGGACTGGGAAATATGATAGAAGAATATATAGGTGAAATTTTCAGTTTATACATACAAAAATACTCTGAAATCCAATATGAAGTTAGGTGTTATGGAAATGGATATTTATTAACCTCCCGTAGATTCAAATCTAAAGAAAGAGCACTAGTATTTTTTGAACAGAAAATAGCAGAAGCTATGGCGTTAGAAACTTGGTGGTCTTACTGTGAGTGATTCATATTTTGAAGAAATAGGTATATTTACTATTGAGTGTAGAAAAGTACTTGATAATACATGGAGAATAGCTCTTAAATCTTCTGGCTTATTGGCTTTAGTAGTTAGATTTGATGAAAAAGAAAAAGCTTTGATATTTTTCGACACTAAATGTGAAGAACTAAGAAATCTATTAAGGAATTGGAATGATTCTGGACAAGAAACGAGTTTTCTGGGGGATGATTTACTTGATTCAATTTAGTTCTGGTTACAGAGTAGATTGGACTATTTCTAACGGATACTCGATTAAACGCTTCTTCAAAAACCAAGATGAAGCAGTATTATTTTATGAACATAAATATCTTGAATTAATGCAATTCGGGAATTGGACAAATGGAGCATGGTATGCAACTTGATTTAGACGCAGCATTACAAGGTGAACCTATTCGATTAAAGAATGGTTTGAAAGCTTTTATTTATAAAGATCTATCAAGAACAGGTCATAAAGTATTAACTGAATTTCCTTTACGAGGATATATAGTTCTTCCAAGAGGAATTGAACCATATTGCTGGACTTCTCGTGGAAGATATTTCCTTGATAAAGAAGATGGGAATGATATCGCAGGTATGTGGTATGACGACCCTAATGATATTTTAAAATCAGCTTATGATAGAAATAAATATATTACTTATATTGGTTGTAGTAAACCAGTTGAAGTAGTAGGTAGACATAAGAATGGAAACTGGTTAATTGAAGTAGATGGCTCTATTGTTCCTGCAACAGGACTAGAAGGTATTTCCATTGTAAACCCAGATAAATCTTCTGCTCAAATTAAAGCAGGATTACCTTTACCTAATAAAGTAAGTGAACAGCAACGTGTATGGTTTATCAGAAGTGCTCCTGTTAGTAATCAATTAGTAGTGGATTCTAGAAATGCACATCCTGCTGAATTACATGTAAGATCGGGTAACTGTTTCAGAACCAAGAAAGATGCACAAGCATGGATTGATGCACTTACTAAATTAGCAGGTAACGAAGAATGATTGAGACCATAGTCTATTTTATTCTATTCTGGATTAGTGTATGTATTGCAGGTACTGCTTTAGGGGTATTTGCAGGTATAGCTATTAAGATTGCCTGTTTAATTCTAGGAGTTACTTTATGAATATAGTAATTAGTGCTTTAATTGGTGTAGCACTAGCTGAATTAGGTTTTTATAAGAAACCTACTAATACCTTTCAAATCTGTACTTTTGCTATTGCTGTAATTGCAGCAGTAAAAAACTTTGGTATTTTCCAATAAGGATTGTAAATGAATGCTCCAGCGGAAATGTATTACTGGACTAGTGTTATTAGAGCACTTAATTTAATAATTATTCTAGGTGCTATTTTAGGATGTTTTACTCTTTCTTTTACTGTATTGAATATATTCCAACAACCAGAACAACAAAAACTATGGATTAAAATATCTATACCTTTAGCCATAGTAACTTTTATCTTTGTTCTAGCTTGGGTATTCATACCACCTATTGAATATATAAAAGCTCTATATGTATCTTAAATTCTCCTAATAAAAATCCCCCAATTAAGGGGGATTTCTTTTTATAGTAGGTTCATTAACCAATGGGACTTAAAGTTGTCATAGATATTGTCAGCTTCAAAGTGATACCCAGAATAATCAAACCATAATCTTTGCTGTGGTACAGTTTGAATTAGGTCAATACCTGCATTTCTAGCTGCATTACCACCAGCCCAAGTAGCTAAGGTTCTAAGAGTATTTCTACGGAGATTTCTGTAGATGATTTTCTGAATAGCTAACTTGTAAGATAAGAACCATGTTAATCCCACTTTATTAGCCCAATCAAATTCTCTACCTCTATTCATAGAGTAGTTTACAAACTCATCCCTTACTACATTCATAGCTTTAGTACTATCAATACCTTTACCTTGAGTTAGATGTTGATATAAAGCATATTTAGCCACAAAGTCACCATAGTCCATAAATTGAGACATAATGTTATGTCCTTTACTACCTTTATAAACCATAAGCGATTTAACTAATTCAGGAGTATGCTTACGCATCTCTTTAATTCCCGATTTCTCCATAGCTTTGGTTAGTAGAGAGAACTCATCATCTTCCTTAACTGTATCATTAGACAAGTCAGAAATTGATGTCAATAAACCAGCTCTAATAAGAGGAGCTACTGATAGTTTCTCTAGTGATACCTCTAAAGCTCTTGCTTTAGCTCTATTACGCTCTTTCTCCTGTGGTGTAATACCATCTACTAAGATTGCATGTCTCGCTGCTAGAAGCTCTTTATGGAGCTCTGTATAGCGTTTAGCTTCTTTGTATCCTTCTAACATTAAAGGAGCAATCTTATTTACAGGAATACCTGTATTCCATAGATGAATTACGTTAGAGAGAATGTTCTGTAATGGAACAATACCACTTCTTACAAGCACATAGTCTTTACTTAGTGCTGCAACCTCACCAAATCCTCTTTCCAAATATTTCAAGAATTGAGCAGGATTCATTCTAAAGAAATCTTGAATGATTACTGTAGCCACTGCTCTTACTGGTTTCTGAATGAAATCAGGTAATCCAGATTTACCAGTAAAGATGTCTGTAATAGACGCTTGGCTGTAACCAATAATGTTATCCAACTCGTTTCTCTTCACATAGAGACCACCAATAGAATCAATGTAGTTTCTGGTTGTCATAGGTAACTGATAGTAAAACTCATTGATAGCCTTTTCAAATCTAGCATCTTCATTGCTATTTCCTTTAGCCTTATAGTTACCATCTAGTTTCACATAACCAGCTTTATTAGGGTCTTTGTTATACGCCTCATTTAAGCGGTTCACATACTCAATATTGTTGTTACTAACAATACGTTCTTCACCAATACGAGCATAGTAGTTACCAATAGACTCATAACCTTTTTCTACAGTTTCTTTGAACTGATCTTTCAGTTTATTATTAAGAACTGCTTTAACCCCAGTAACTTTACCTAATCTATCCATGATTGGTTGATACATAGAGTCTGAACTTAAACCAGAGTAATAACTTGGATTACGTCTGATATTAGCCCATTCTTTTCTCAAGACTTGTTGTACTGAATTGTTATTAGCACCTAAGTCTAAAGTTCTATCGCCTAATCTATCACCAGTAACAATATTTGCACCGTTAATAGATGATTCAGTTAATGCTAATGCACCATTAGTATACGCAGTAGCCAAAGAGTTATTAGTTGTAAACACTCTCTCACCATTAGGTAATGTAGCACTTACTTTATAACCTTGTAAGCTTAAGCGTTTAGTAGTTTCATCGTCATCCTTACCTACAATTACATAGTCCTGATGAGGATTACGTTTAGAGTGACTGTAACCATCATAACCAAATACACTAGAAGTATCTGTTTTACTACTAATATCATCCAATGTACTTAACTCTTGGTTAATGTAGTTCATACCTTTAGGCTCATCTTTAATGAGTTTTTTAATCTCATCAACTTTCTTACTACCTAATTTATCTACGTTATGTAAAGCAACAAGTGCATCTACTGCTTTTCTTAAAGTATCTTTCTGGTCATCAGTTAGAGATACTCTTTCACCTGACATTTGGTTGTAGAGTGTTAAGCTAGTAATTGCTCTAGTATTAGGTAAGATACCAGTCATACTAGAAGCAGAAGTAGCTTTAGCAGAACCAGTACGGATTAAGTCTGCTAGACCTTCTGCTTGCCATCTCAAGAAGTTAGTTAATCCCTCTTTATCCTGAACAGGAAGAGTACTTACTACTTGATGTAAATTAGCATCAGCATTCTTAATCATTGATTTAATTTGACCGTAGTTATTGATTGGGTCAAATGGATTAATACCTGAACCTTTCAATTTATAAACCATAGTACTCATATAGTGAGTGATAGTCTTATCCATTTCTGGACTAATACCATTAGAGAACTGTTTCTCAATATGAGCATTTACAGCATTACCAATCTTTTCACGAGTAGCTTCAGCTACAACTGACGCTTTATTCTGCATGTCATAGATATAGTGAACATCACTATAAGAACCACGGAAATATCGTAAAATTTTACTTAGTAATGTTGGTCTACCTGCCAAGTATGAAGTAGACTCAGCAAAATCTTGAAGAGCTTTACCAATAGTGCTATCACCATCATCTGAGATATTATCACCACTTAAAATTACTCCTGCAGCACCTATTAAAGCTTTCCCTAATACATCACTTGGAAGTGCTTTAGCAATATCATCAATATCTTTAATTAGTTTGGTTTTAGAAGCTTCTTTCTTAGCTTCTTCCATTTCTAATCCTAATTTATCTAAATGACCTAACTTATCTCTAAAGTTCACAGAACCAGCGATTAAAGCCAAGGATTCAAGCGTAGACGAATCTTTAGGTAAATCGAGTGCTCTTGTAAGGATAAAGTCATTTACTTTGTCTAAGGCTTTCTGAGAGCGTTTAGTATCGAATTTATCCTTCAATTCTTCTACAGTAGTAATTGCACTTAAGATTGCAGGAACATTGTATTCCTTGTCTTTAGCAAATACTGGACTGTTAAATACTGAATCATTAATACCTTTATCTGAGAAGTCATAGCTATCCATGATGTCATTTACTACTGCAGTTGCAGTATTCACATAGTTACTATTACCACCCATGAAGTTAGCTTTAGCAGAAGCATAGGCTAATCTGAAAGCACTCTCTTCAGCAGGAGATACTGAAATACCTGCATTTCTTAAACCAATTAAGAAATCATTGGTTTGTTTATCAGTATCATTGTTCTCAAGGGCTTCTCTTTCTTCAGTGAAATTAGCCATATCTACAGTAGGAGCTCTAGTCTTAATTCTTTCCACTAATTCATTTAAGAAAGCTCTATGCTTATCAGATACTGGAGCTGATTGGCTTACTGCCTCGTAGTTAGCTACAGTTGAAGCTACAGAAGCATTACCCTCATCCACTTCGTTCTGTTTAGCATATTTAGTAGTATCCATAGTTAAAACATTAACTGCTCTAACCATATCAGCTAAATAACTCTTATTTAAGTTTTTAGGATCAAATCCTAGAAGTCTATGGAAAGCATTCATAAATTTACCAAGTAAATCTTTGAATTTAGTCATTACTGCTTTGAAACCAATTTCTTCTAATACCTTACTTCTGTTTCTTAAACCACTAGATTCTAATCTATTTAAGAATTCAGACTCAGTTAAACCATATGCAATAAATTCTTTAATGGCTTCTGCTTTAGCTTTAGCTAAGGTAATAGCATCTACTTCTCTAGCTGTCTGAGGGTCAAATACATACCCAATATTAGCCATAGTAGCTCTTACTCTATCTAAGTTTCTATACGCAGAATTCACATCAAAATCACCAAACTCATGCATTTGTTTAACCATGTTCATAACTCTAGAGTCATGGGTAAAGAGTTTAGCCATATCTTTAGCAATAGCTTCAATTAAGTTAATTGCTGCTGTTGTTTCAGGACTTGCTGTTCCTTTAGATAAATAATGAGCATTAATCAGACTGTTTAATGCAGCATGGCTTAACTCATGAACCAAGTCTTTCATATTACCTAGTTCAAATTGAACAGGATTAATATAAATACCTGCTAATGGATGGTAGTAACCATTCAAGTTCATGTCTTTGACTTTGGCTCTTACATCTTCAGGAAGTTTACTCAGGAACTCATTGAAGTCAGTAAATACTTCTAGTTTTCTGTCATAAACTTTTTCATTATGTCTGACACCAGCTTCAAAAGCATTTAACAAGGAACCAAGAACCTTAGTATCTAAGTTATCACCTGTTAAATTTTTTCTAATTGACTTAATAAGGTCAGTAGCAGACTTAGTATACTCTGGTTTAGCTTCCATTTTGTTAGTAGGTAATTTAAGAGGTAATGCACGAGCATGTTTAGCTCTAGCTTTCTCTAATGCTTCTTGGATAATCTTATCTTGAGCAATGAATTCAGTAAGTGCTTTAGAGTCTTTTCTGAATGTAGTACTTTTATCTGGATGATTAGCCATAAACTCATTGAATCTATTAATAGTATCTACTACTTTAGGCAAATCTTCACCATGGAAGTAACCATTGGAGATACCACCAAATTGGTTAACAATGACTGGTAAGTATTCACGTTCAATATCTTTCATAGCCAAGTTATCAATAGCTCTTTCTCTAGCTTTCTTAACAGAAGCTTCAAATAGAGAGTATGAAGTAGGTAAGAATCCAGACTCAATAGAGTCGTATTCTCTCTTAATCATACGTTCTAGAGCTTCTCTAGCTGTCTTAGATGGAATATTATCGGTAGAACTATCAGAATCAATAACCTTATCTAAGAATGTACGTACTGCTTCATAATCTTGGTTTACATCTTCATTATTAATGTACCAAGCAGAAGTATAAGCACCTAACATACCTTTCAGTTTTTTAGCATCATCTTGAGTAAGAGCATTACTAGAAAATCTCTTTTCAATAGCTCTAAATTCTGGAGCTGTATGTTCTAAGAACATCTCACCTACATTTGAACGTGCTAGTTTCTCATAGAAACTCTTCATTAATGAGTTATCTAAATGAACTTGGTTGGTAATTTCATTTACTTTATTACCTACAAAGTTACGCATGAATCCCCATACTTCCACACCATCGTATACGTCAAGTGTAGGAGTACCATTCTTCTCCATTTCAATCGCTAAGTAACCTTGAGTTGCTGCTTCAGTACCTACAATAGAAGATGTAAGTAATGAAGGACCTGAAGAATCAAAATGTTTCCAGCTCTTATTCAATACAGCACCAATATGGGTATTAGACTCTGGGTTTAAGTACACAGAAGTAACTGTAGTCATTGAGTGTTCATTTCTGAGTAACTGTTCTTTAGTGATACTGTTACCCATGTGGTAAAGGTCATTAATTAATTGACTATCTTTACTCATAGCGGTAGCTACATTAGGACTGTTTACTAGATTACTTAAGATTTCTTTTAATTCATGAGCTTTAGGGAAGTCATATGCTCTAGAATCAGAAGCTTGCATTGAGCCATCTTCTTTATATGAAGCCCACCCTTTCTCAATATTACGTTGTTTAACGAAGTTATTGAGCTTATCTAAGAACTCTCGTTCAAAGGCATAGTAAAGCATTTGGTCATTAGCAATAATTGCATCAACCTCTTTAAATTGCTCACCATACACTTCTCTAATACCCTCAAATAATAAGGTAGAGATACCAGAATAATTGAATTTAGTTAATTCTGCTGATTGGTCAGGAGTAATGTTACTCATATCCTCAATAACACCTAGAGCTTCCTCTTTGGAACCATAACTGATTTCAAGAGGAGCCATACGAATGGTTTGACCGTACTTGATAAGTCTATCCAATGTTTTTTCATTTTCACTGGTTAAACCTTCTTTCTTAATAGCTTTGTAAAGGTCATTTAATTGATTTAAGTAAGAGGATTTAAATTCACCATTTACTTGGTTATTAATACCAGTACGTTTACCACCATAGTTACTAGGAGTTACTGCTAATTTAGCTACACCACGTTTAACAATTAGTTTACCTAATTGATTTAATGGAATATCACCAATATCTCCATTCTCAAAGTTATCTGTTTGATTTAGAACCATAAGAGTTTTGAGTAAATTAGTAATCTCATTATCTGTAGCCTTAGAATGTTCTTTTGCTTTGGTTAAAGTACCAATAGCATCTGTACGATGAGCGATAGCAGCAATAAACCCACTATTGATTAACTGGTTAAGGGTGTTATCTCCAATATTGTATTGGTCAGCCAAAGTAGTTAATCTTTGGAATCTATTGGTTAGAGTATTAGCTACTACGTTATATACATCATCAATAGTGTCATTAGGATTGTTAGAGGTAAAGATTTCTCTTGAACCTTCTAGTTCTTTAGGGTTTTCAGCAGTTGCAATAAAATCTAAAGGAACTACACCAGTACGTTTGAGAGTATGTAAGTAATTCTCTGTAAAACCAGTAGAGAACTGTCTTAAGTTATTGTGAACACCATTACCAATACCATCAGCCTCAATCATTAACATTGGTTGGAATTGACCTTTACTATTCAATCCTTTACCAGATTCCATTAAGGCTAATTGATATACCGCATTTAACGCTTTAGGACTATCTAAACCAAGAGATTTAATAGCTCCTTTAGGTAATACACTCTCTTTACCATTAATACGGTCTGAGAGGCTCTGCATTGCATTTTCAAAGTCAGGACTATTAAGAATACTGTCTAACTTAGTTAATGCATCAGCGACCTTATTACGCTCGATTTTCACACCTAACGCTTGAGCTAATGCAAGAGCAAAACCTGTTACTTGGTCATAATGATTAGTATTTTCAATATTTAATCTATTACGGTAAAGGTCTAAAGCTTCTTTAGCAATATTAGTATGGTCAAATCCTTTAGCATTGAATCCCCATTCCATTCTTGAACCATCTGGATTAGTAAATGTAGGAACTAAGATTTCACGATGGAATTTATCTGCTTGAGGATTGAAGTCTCCTTCAATAGTAGTACGTTGAGTAGAGATAGCTCTGTGTTTTAAATAGGCATATCTATCAGCTAGAGCTACTTCATTACCCTCATCATCTACACTTAAAGTGTTATTAGCGTATTTAGCAATGTCGAAGCTTCTATCTAATTGATTATTTTTAGATGTAAGAGACTTAGTGATAGCTGATGTATTACCACTAGTGTCTGTGGTATATCCCAACCACTCTTTAATGAATGACTCATTTGTATCAGTGAGAGCAAAGTTAGCAAAACCTTCTCCTTTATTGTTTACGTTAAAGCTGAACTTAATATTGTTCTGAGCTTGAATCATAGAAGTCTGTAAGGAGTTAGCACCTGAAGTAGTTACATTTTTAACATCTTCATTGGTTACTGTATATGGCTTATCTGATCTAAATCCTCTATACCCTTTATCTCTATTAGGGAATAAGTCATTAGCTACTCTAGTATCATTAAATCTATTGAGTAAAGCCATAGCCAGTACAGTGTTATCACCTTTGGCTTGTACGAATTCAGCTACTGCTTTTTTGTAGTCGTCAAAAGAAGTACCTTTACGGAATAAGTTTCTAGCTTTATTACGTTTAAAGTGATCTTTCTTGGTATCTACTGCTCTTTCAGAATCCCATGCAAAAGATACATGGTCAATGAATACAGTTGAAGCTTCTACTGTTGTTTCAGGAGGATGTTTATAGATACGTTGTACATTCACCAAACCATTAGCATGTAAGTAGTTGAATAACTCCGTACCTAAAGAGAATGCTAAGCCTTCCATTTGACCTGCTACATCACTATTAGGGTCTACTTTAATACCTAAGTTTCTAAGTGTTTTACGACCTAATTCTGAGATGAATTCAGATTTAATAGTACCTAAATTAGATAGTGCATAGTCAATAGTTAGAATTTCAGGTACTACACCTTTCTTATAGTCCTTAATTGCAGCTTCACTTGAGATATTAGGGTTACTTGTAATATCCACTAAAGTAATCTCATTGGCTCCATTATCAGTATAAGATTCTCTTACAAAAGAACCTTTAGAAGAGATAGTAGGAGTAGATACAGTTTCTGCTAATGCATTAACCATACCAGTAAGTAATTCATCACTCATCTCTACTTGACGTTTACCATCTACATCTCGAATAGTAGTAAAGTTCAAGAAACCATTAAGATTGAAGGCATCTTTCTTAGGATTTTGTAATGGAGACAAGATACTAGTTTCTAAGTGTCTCTTAATGTCAGCATTTAAGTGAGCTAAACCTTTAAGGAAATATTTATCACCACCACTAACTTCACCATCAGCATATTTACCAGCTAATACCTGTTCCTCTGTAACACCATTATCTTTTTCATTAATTTTATCTAATGTTTCTTGGTTAAATAGAGGAGTTCTTTCAGAGTACTTAACATCTGGATTATTCAGAATATTAGTAGCACCTTTCTCAGTCAGGTCTAGACCTTTAAGTCTATACTCTGCTTTAATATCTTTATTAAATTGAGGTGCAATAATCTCTGCAGTGCTATCCCAATCTTTAGCTAAATCTTTAATTGAAACAGGAGTAAAGTGTTTACCTTTAACAGAACTGTCCTCAATTCCTTGTACTTTAGCAAATAAAGAGTTTTTGGCATTTCTAAATGTCTCAGAAGTATTAAGAGCGTAGAAGTTACCATTCTTACCCTTAGTCATTCCAAAAGCATTATTGATATTCTCTAATTTATCATTAGTAGGATTATCAAATGCCTGTAAGAACTCAGAAGCAAGTAGGGCTGTCAATGGAGCATTTACATCTATTCCCTTGAACATTTGAGGGAAGTCATATCTTTGACCATTAGTAGTAAAGCCAGTCTGAGCAAATGACTCTAATTGAGATTTAACATTTGCGTAAGTAGGTTCTAATTTTTTAGAGTTTAAAGCGTAATTAAGAATGTGTAGACCTGTACCCATACCAGAAGTAGGACTAAACTCTTGATGTCCTTCTAGAGGGTTTTTAGGAGCATTAATGATGTACTCTAAACTATCCTTTAAGTCTTCTGCTTCATTACCCTCTAAACCAAGAGAATTAATGAAGTTAGGGCTTACAGTTAGTGCATCTTTATAAGATGCTGTATTCTTACTTTTAGCTAAAGGTACATACTGTCTTACTAGCTCATTAGAGATGTCTTTCTGTAATACATAACCTTTAATATTAAAGAAGTTATCAAGAGCTTCTGCTCCTACGTTACGACCTTTAGGAGTTCTAAGAATAATACGAGCACCAGACTTAACTACTTTATTAAGAGCTTCTCTGTTATGGTTTACGATATCTGCATTGGTTTGATAATCCAGTAATACTGTATCTGTATCCTTAATATCTTCAATACTGTATGCAGGGAAATTAGCCATTACTGCAGCTCTTTCACCTACAGAACCACCTTCAAATGAAGGGGTGTGTAAGGCTAAGTACTTACTTGCAGCAGAGATTAAAGTATTAAACTCAGTAGCTCCTTTACCTGTAAATTCAGGGAATGAAGCATTTTGAGTAGTATTCTGGTTAGCATCTAATTGGTAAGTAGATATACCTCCAGTGAATACTGTTAAATGTTTACTAGCTCTACTCATAGCCACATAGTTAAGAGCATTAGCAGTAGATGTAATTACTTCCCCATTCAATACTACATTTGCATCTCCTCCCATAGGTCTAGCATTAAAGAATACATTTTGATATGTACTACCTTGAGATTTGTGTGTAGTAATTACATAAGGGAAATCTACACCTTTTTTAATGTTTAAGTTAGCTCTTAAAATTGCATTAGCTTGTCTATGTAAATCTAAAGTAGATTTTGCAGGATTACTTGTAACATCAACTCTCACGCCATTTTCTTTATCTGGGTGGAAGCTGAAATATACATCAGAACCAAAGTCAGGAAGAGTTTTAACTAATTCTTTAATACTTTCCTCAATTCTACCTGCATCTCTTGGATAGGTAGCATTAAGAGCTTTAATAACCTCTTTTCTAACTAATCCTGCTAAAGCATCTCTATTGGCTTTTAAAATTTCAGGTTTATCTGAAACTCCTTCTACAAATAGTGAATCATTAGGGAATAGAGGAACATATTCTACATCTTTAGTTGGTTCACCATTTTCTTGAAGAATCTCAGGAACAGAGATTGTATAGATAGCTCCTTTAAATGCAGAATCTAAGTTACTAACTTCTAGTACGTCATGAACCATAGAGTTAGTAAATCCTAATTCCTTACCTTTAACACCAGAGCCAATATAACCAATTAACTTCTCACCTACTTGAACAGGTACTTTAGAAGTATCAATATTCCCAAATTTAACATCCCTAGCTAATTTATTTAGAGCGGTAACACTCTTATTAGTATTTGCAACGAGAACATTATTAACTGGGTCAGCTACTACAGTAGGTAATGCTGATTCTAAGAATTTATTGGCATTATCTGTATAAGTAATACTGTCTGTATTAAGAACTGGTACTTTACCTAATTGTTCCCCTTTATGGTTACGGATAGCAGTAAGTACTGCAAGTAAACCAGCACTGTTAGTACGTTTAACTTCAGATAAATTAAATACTTTATTAGCAGGGGTTTCATTAAATACATAACTAGCTTTAACAGTACCATCTGCATCAGTTCCTGAAATAGGAGGTAACTGAGCTGGGTCACCCATAAAGATTAATTTTTTTCTACCATTCTTAGCTGCTTCTTTAAGGTTGTTAATTTCATTAGGAGATAGGAAAGAAGACTCATCTACAATAACTACATCTGAATTAAGGGACTTAAGGAATTTAGGAGTAAATACCATTTCACCATTTTTATTGATGTAAGTAATACCTTGAGTTACAGCAGGTTCTGTACTAGTATTATGAGCAATCACACTTGCAGCTTTCCAAGTAGGTGCAACATATGCAGCTAATTTAGGATCACCAAGAGCAAAGTCTACAGCATATTTAACAATAGTAGTTTTACCTGTACCTGCATAACCAGATACAGTAATAGTTTTACGGTAGTCTCTATCTTTAATGTAATCAACCATGCCTTTAAGAGCATGCCATTGTTCAGTAGTAAATTGAAAACCTTTAGGAACTTTAGTTCTGCTTAAGAAAGTAGCTACAAAGTCTTTCATTTCAGACTCTCTTACTTTCATTTGAGCAGAAGCAATCTCTGCATCAGAACTATATCCTGTTTCAACTGAAGCAGAACCTAAGTCTTGATCTCCTGCAATAGAAGCAGAGCCAAATAAATCATCTAAATCACTTACATCATAATTTCTAGATTTAATTGGTTTAAGGACTTCATCTACATCTGAAATCTCAATTTCAAAGTCATCTAATTTATCCAAAGACTCAGCAAAATCGAAATCATCTTGGTTATATCCAAAATCTTCCTTATTCTCTTCTAAGTACTGTTGAAGTTTCTTAGTATCTACTTTTGGAGTAGAAGTAGTAGGGGTTGGTTGTGAAGTCTTAGCAGGAGTTGTACTTGTACTAGTGTTAGTGCTTGTAGTTTCCTTATTTGGTTTAGATTCTTTTTTAGGTTTTGATTCAGTAGTATCTTTGGTTGCTTTAGAACCAGATACTTTACCTGATAAACTATCAAAGATACCATCTAGTGAGGCATCATTCTTAAGAGCTCTAATATAAGCCTGTAATGCTTTTCTATTAGTGAATTTAGTGAAGTCTTCTCCACTCTGTTTTCTTTGACGTTTATCTTGGTTTTTAAGTGCTTTATTAACTAATACAAGTGGTTCTACACCTTCTTTGAGTTCACCCTTACCATCAAATAAATTCTGCTCATCTGCATCATTTAAGAGCTTCTCAGCAGCATTCATTTTTTCTTGTTGGGTTAAACGGAAGTGTTGT